ATTTTTTTTTGTTTTTTTTGTTATATAAATACAGAGATCGGAAATAGTCACTATAGCATTCCCCTCCTCTTAGCGGAATTGGAACTACCCCCGGGGTGTGTTTGAAAATGTGAATTAATTTCTCAGTCAAACTGTAATGTAAATACAGACATAATTAATACTCTTTCGCACTATCTTATTGCTTATATTATTGCTATGTCGTTGTGCTGTCGTGCTTCGCACGCCATCACACCGGCTGTTGCTCATCTAATCATTCCAGTGTATTTCTACTTATATAACATGTAATATTGCAAAAACAACTAAATACAAATATACTATGAATAAAAAAGATCTATGGCAAAATTCTGGAATTGTATGTCTAATCATATGCATCGCATTGCTTTCTACATCATTCATCGCAAACTTCTTCAATCATTGTGCAGCTATTACTATGCTGTTTGCATCTCCAATGTTCTTGATATTGTTTGTTGTCTGTGCATTTATGGACGACATTACAAATCATTGGGACAACAACTGATCAATTGAGCTTGTGTGCTTCGGCACACTTGCTCATTTAATCGTCCCTAATGTGACATCTCATATAAATCGCAATATTGCACATAACCCTAAAACCAAACCGATATGCTCACATTAAACCAGTTTCTCACGTATTGTTCGCGCAACAATATCCAGACCGTAGCGTACGCTTTCATGTATAACGTATTCGACGATTTTGGTAACGACAAGTTTAACTTCTTGCCTTATATGATTCGTAAAGACGAGTCGTATGTATGTGGCGCCTACGAGGTACAGCAATCATACCTGAGTCCTTTTGACTTCTATAACTGGTATGTACACAACGGCAAGTACAATGCTTGCAACCTCGTAGACGAGGTACGTCGTCACATGCGTTCTAAGTGCACACCACGTGCAATCTTCGACAGTGACGATCTTCCCTTCTAAGCGTTTGCCCCTTTCAGGGGCATCCACTTTTTGCTTGACACATTAAACCTCAAATATATGAACAAATTATTCCTCATCGTAGTTGCTTGCATTGCATTCTCATGCACATCTACACACGTTGAATCAACACGTTACACCAAGTTGTTGGAACGAGCAGATAGCTTGTCCAGAGTAATCATGGACAACAATAACTTGCTCGATGCTGATGGTTCTGATGAAATGTCAGAACTATTGAACATTCGCTGTCAAATAGACAGTATACGATAGGTTTTGGGCTCATTCGAGCCCTTTGCTTATTTAATCTTTCCAGCATAAACATCTTATATTGCTCGCAATAATAACTTAAAATATACGCATATGAAAACAAAGGACATTTGGAGAGTAGGTATTCAGGACAAGAAGAACTGGTCAAAGTGGTATTGGTCAGCTGAGTTTGACTCATTCGAGCTTGTACTAGGATCAATTCAGGAATGGTTGGCAACTCATCCTGGTTGGACAATCAAGTTTGTCAAGCAAACCAAGTTTCTCCCTGAGTAACGCATTGGGGCTTCGGCCCCTTTGCTCACTCTTTGCTCATCTCCCTTTGGAAAGGTGTGCTATACAAGGACATTTGTTAGCAGATGTCATGTCAGTATGTATAATTAGCTTATTTAGTCGTTCCGGACGTTGAACATCTTATAGGACTCGCAATGAAAAGAAAAATAAATCTGATAGGATTTAGGATTTCCATTTGTTCCTTGAAAAACACGTTAGACAGGAGTAAGGGTGTAGTGATACATTCTTGCTCATTTAGTCTTTCCAAACTTTGAACGTCTTGTATGAGTCGCAATCAAAGAAGAAAATGATGTGTGAGGAGAGTGATGTATCTCCCTCCCACCAATTTGATTGCTGACAGCAAGGAACAGACTTGCGATGGCTATTAATATATAGCCCAATGTTTGATTATTCACTAAATCAATACACAATATGAACAAAATGGACGGAAGCGAGCTCTCTGTATACAAGACTCTCGCAATTCAGGTAGGTCAGTCAAAGACCGAAGGTATCAACGGCAAAAAGTCAAAGTACGCTGTCTTCTTCGTAAAGAACAAGAAATCACGTAACTGCAAGGTGCGCCGCCTTACCTTCTTCGAGGAAGATGAACCTAATCTCATCGAAGGCTTGCTGCAGTACAAAGCAAGCGAGAACAAGAACGCAGAAGGACGTTATGACATCGATCTCAAAGCCCTCAAGGGTTCTGATGATCCAGATCTCATGGAAGGTCTATGGGAGTTTCCAGGTATGCAGGTACAGCAGTACAAGCTCCGTAAAGGCATGTGCTACATGAACAATGCCGACGGAAAACGCGTGCAGACCAAGAGCGGAGAACCAATCATTGCTGATACAATCAACGTACTCGTACAGATTGATTACATCATCCAAGACGGCGACAAGCTCAAGACAGTCTACTTCGACGGTTTCGACCCAGACACACAAGGTCAGCGAATGGAAAGCAGATTCTTCAAGGAACCAGTTGCCACAACACAAATAACCGTAAATCCTGTTGATGAAGAGCCTGCATCTGCCGCAGACCCAACCTCTGAAGAGACACCATTCTAAAGCAAGAGAGCCCAAATGCCTATATGGCACGCGGGCTCCTTTGTTTGCGGGGGGTTCATAGAACGTACAACAATTAGCAAAAATAATCAAATATGGACAAAGAAAAAACAAAAGATCTGATTAAGATCATGCAAGCCTTTTTAGAAGGTAAAGTAATCGAACAGAGAGCTATTGTTTCGGACAATTATCAATCCAGTTGGTTCACACATAGTGGAGACGATTGGAACACAAACAAATTCGAGTATCGAATCAAACCCAAACCTCAGTATCGTCCTTTTAAGGATGCCGACGAGTGTTGGGCAGAGATGAAGAATCACCAGCCATTTGGATGGGTAAAGATCGATGGCGATTATGTAAATATAATCAAACTTGATCATGTAAACCCATCATTTTATGCAGATATGGTGTGGTTCCAAGTTTGCAGAGATGAAATACTTAAAGATAACGTCTTCTTCGCAGATGGTACTCCGTTCGGTATAAAGATTACTGACAATTGCCCGATACTCAAAAAAACACCCAAATAAGTGTTTAAACTGTTTGTTTTCTTAAGGCATTCTTCGTGAAGGAGTTCTTCGGTTATTCTTTAACACAAAAGAAAATGGAAGTAACTCTGACTGACATTTAAAACAACAAACACATGTTACAGTTTATCAAAAACTTAATCCTAGGAGCAGCAGCAGGATTTATTGTAGCAGCTCCTCTTATTTTTGTAATATTAAGTCTATGTACAGATTCTATTGCAGAAGTAAACATGATGTTAACCATGTCAGCTATTATTCTTGTGTTGATCGTAATGCTTGCATTGATCAATCACAAAAAGAAAGATGGCGTAGGTGTTATCATCATGTTCTATAGCATTTTTATGCTCATAGGTGTATTGAAAGGAAGTATTTTAGTCGAACATCGTTATGTTCCTAAGTCTGAATTCATACACCAAATGAACGTAATCAATGACTATAGGCATTATTATGGTGCAACAGAAATGTTGCTTGATTCTATGGGTCTCGATATTGATGACCCTATTCTCTCGTCTGATGTCGGTTCACGATATCTTGATATGAAATGCAAAGTTGATTCTTATCAAAACTAAAACAACATGAATAAAAAGATGAAAGATCAACCTACAATCGAACTAAAGCATGATAAGAAGTCCTCCAACTACATAATAACCAAAACTGATAGTGAAGGATTTCATTACACTTTGTTCGTAAGCAAAACCGAGTTAATTATGATTGCAGCTGCAATTCATTTTGAACTCAAAAAACAAGTTACTGAACTAAAATCATTATCAAAATGAACAGAGAAGATTTCGTTAGAGTTGAAACAGCTGATCAAGAGGTATATTTCATTCGAAAGAGTGAGATAACATCAATAAGTTTTGAACAATATTATGAAGATACTACAAAATCTATCATAATCAGAACTACAGATGTAATACGCTCGCGCATCACAAAAATCAACGATACGTATGTTTACACTGCAGATGAAGCATTTGCAGCAATCTAACAACCCTCTAAACATCAAATTTATGGGAAAATTCATTAAGTTATTAGATGACGAAGGCGAAACAATTTTTGTCAGACCTGAAGACATCAAAAAAGTACGCGACTTTGGAACCAACAGTTATTCTGTTGAAGTTGATGATGAACAAATTGAAGTAGTTCGTATTAACGATAAAGAAGTTAATTCATTTGATGACATCATGCCCGTTATTCTTGAACCGTAAGAGATATGGAATATAAGAACATTACCTTCATAACAGGGTTCCCTATGGTTATTGACCGTAAGGCTTACAAAACGGCAATCATACATGTTTTCTTCAAAGAAAACTGTCCACTCATAATAAGTCAGATAGTTGAAGAACTTACAACAATGTTTAAAACTTTCAATATTGTTGCAAGTATCCAAACATCTGTGTCAGAAATTGTCACAATGATAAATTATGAGGTATTCAAATGCGGTTTGATTATACAATTAGACATTCCTGAGAATGTTAAAATCTGTGTCAACACATTAGAAATGGTACAAGATGTCATCCCTGTGATCATTAAACTTGCAATAGACGTACAAAAAATTCATGACAGACGCGATGCAATCAACAAAGACCTTAAAGTACTTAAATCAAGTACATCCGCCAAGAAAGAAAAGTGTGACTAAAGATGTCAAAGGAAACGATCGTAATAGATTGTGGATAAAAGACGGTAACACTACTATGTTATTAACAAGTGGTATTACTAAAAACGCAGCAGAAATTCTTAAAGGAAAAATATTATCCTTTTTGGAAGCATGTAAACTGAAAACATCAATCACTTTCTTACTTACAAAATGAACAAAACAAGTCTCCTTGTAACGTATAAACAAGCAATTCTTCTCAAGAAACTTGGTTTCGACTCTCCAACATCTAACTATTGTATAGAGAGATTGGAAGAAAAGAGAATAAGAGGAAGACAGTACAATTGCTTAGTGAATGGATATTCTAATAGATGGAATTCTATTGAATCATATTCTATTTTCACAAAGGAATATTCATTTCCGTATATTGCAATCCCTACTGTGTTTGATGCAATACGTTGGTTGGATGTCAAAACAAAAAAGATTCAACACAATGTTGAAACTATATCATACATGAAGCAACAAGCATGCGTGTGTGATACACCTAAAAAATTAAGAAGTATTGTAGACTTCTTAATTGAAACTCTAATTGTCACTAGAGAAAGTGTGGCAAAAGTAAATAACAAAAAGAACAAAGATCATGACAAGTAATCAAAATTCTCTTGATCCTGGGCATTACATCGGCTTGTTCATAATTGTGGCATTGTTCACATTTGGAACAGTAAAAGCATGTGCCCAAACGCAAAAAGTACAGTATGACACAATTCTGTGCAAAAATGAATGTATTGACAAGTACGTTGAAGAAAGGACTAAAACTGGCAAAACAAAATTTTATGCCATCTACAACGATACTAAAAATGACATTTCTGAGCTAATTCCTGTATCTCAGACTGTCATGTCATACATTAAGATGTGCGAAGAAAACAAAATTAAACCGTCTCTCGGTATCAAACTGAGAAATGGACAAATCTCATCAATCATTCGATACAAAAATCGCTATTACAGAAAACACTAATCATTATGACAAAGAAACTGATCGGAAAACTTATCAGAAAGAAAACAATTTCTGGTAAACCAATAGGACCATATTTGGTGGTTCTGATGTCAAACAGATGGAAATCATGTGCAGTGTATACAACAGGTAAATCACGTATGATTACTCTGAAAAAGAAGAACATATATCAAGTGAAGGAATTGAATCTTCCGCTTGAGCTGAAAACCTTCAAACGTGTACAAAGCGGAGCACAAACGAAAATTCAACACTCCATTACAACAACATATGATAAATTGTTCACTAAAGAATTTGAAGTACTCAGATTCTTTACCTCTTATGGCGATTACGCTTATTTCAAATGTGAAAAGTTTGAGAAAAAGCGCGATATCGAAACCGGCAAGTTTTATATCGAGATAACATTAGGTAGAATGATATGGGACGTAATGTAACAAAAATATCTTCTATAACAATTGTCGCAATACTTGTATTCGGATATACTTATACATTATTCGATGTCATTGGACATTGTTATGCTTTAACAACATTTTCTTTTGCACTATTGGTACTAACTATCGTTTTTATACTAATTTCGCTTGTAATAATAGCGTGTACGTTGTATAACGATATGTTCTAAAATGCATTGCGGGGAGGGCTTAGTCCCTCCCACGCAGTTTTCAGTACATATTTATGTATGTATGTTGCGAAAACAACTGAAAGCACCACAGTTTATTCCTAGTTCTGTAAAAACAGGATTAATAACAATTAATTAATTTAAATTCATTATCAAAATGAAAGGATTATTAAAGTTTTGCGTGTGGGTTGCAATTCTGGTTATTGGAACCATTGTAACGCTGCATCTGACTTCCTGCAACGAATTTGGAAGTCACAAAAAGACCAAAACTGATAACGATTCAGTAATGGTTGTAAAGGCGTTGGACAAGTTGTCCAATCCAGAGTTTGAAACTGTAGAAGATATCAGCAAGTATCGACAACAAATGGTCAACGACCGATTCAACGATAGTATATTTGCATCTCTGCCCGAAGAAACATTCATCAATGTCGCCACCGTGGTGCACAACCGCGACAATGTACTCACTAAGAGTGCTATTGTAAAGGAATATCTGCACGGAGAAGACGTATACAACAATCTTCCCGTAACGAAACCTATCGAGGTAAGCTCGATGTGTACAGAAAGTATCGACACGGTTAAAGACACGATAATCAACGGAAAACATTTCAAACTAATTAAGGAGGGATATACACATGTTAGGTAACAACATTGCCGTCATTTTCTGGGACGGCGAACCGCTAAACGAAATTAGTGCAGCACGATTACATCGTGTTTTTGCAGATTTGACAAGCTCTAAGAAAATAGAGATAAAAGTATTCGAAGGCAATGACATTGCCGCTCTCGCAGTACAAGCAGCTACACAGGAAGCTCCAGAAGAAGATCCAGTAAAGAATGCATGTATTTTTATGGGAACATTCTTCAAGAAGCAGCTTTCAATGGCATCGTCAGTAGAACGACATGTTAACTTCAGTATTGCTCTTGGTAGAGAACTCACAAATGCCCGTACTACAGGAACTAATCCGCAGCTAAACGCAGCAGTGGAGATATTGTCAAATAATCCAGTTCCAACTAAGTACAGAAAAGAGTACAATCTATCTGCAGACATCATCGAGATCATCAAAGCGATCGATAAAACTGTACCAAACCGTTAAGCATATGTGCCAGAAAAAACAAAAACCACAAAAATCAGAGTTTTCAAAGCCGCGTCACGTGAAGGCAAAGCCATACAAGCGTGACAAGAGTAACAAATCATACTTAAACGAAGACGAAGATTAATCACATTATGTGATCTAAACAAAATTAAACTTTAATTAAATTAATTTATTAACAATTTAAAACATTATCAAAATGGCAAAGAACGAAAAAACAGCTAAAGAGAACAAGACTGTGGCAACAGTAAACGCAGACAATGTAATGGAAACAATCAGAAAGGGTAACCTCATGCCGTCCACTCTGCACGAGAAGGTCCAGAAGGAGCTCGCCGACGAGAAGGAGGAGAAGCAGAAGCGTCTTCTCAAGAACGCCATCTGTAAGGCTACGTACGAGCAGCGCCATGCACTTCTTACGCTCAGGGCCCGCCGACGCGAGGACGACATCACCAAGGAGAAGTTGGTCCGCGCCAGTGAGTTACTCGACAAACTTACAGGAATCTGCTCAAAGCCGGGTGATAACCTCGGCAAACAGCTGGATGAGAAGGAGTTGATTACTCCTACACAGTACAAAGACGAGCTCCAGAAGCTCGAAGCAGAGATCAACAAGAAAATTACCGATAGCAACAAACAGCTCAACGATGAGATACGCGAACTCAACAGTTCTGAGATTGGTTGCTACCGCTATTCTTGGTACGAGCTCTAATCATTCAGGATCCAACACAAGAGTCTTAGAACCAGTGTATCGGAGGGATGGAGAAGTGTCCGGAGATTGTACAGCGAGTTACAGAGGAGGAACACCGTAAATGAATTAACATTTAGTACAAGAGCCTTGAGCCACGTACGGATCCAGAATTGCCGACTTTACGGTAGATAATATAAAGAATATGATCAAAAGAAGTGTTTAGAGAGTCTTGAACCTAACTTAATGCTGCAACACAGGTTGAGCATTGTTACTAAACATTATCAAAAAAGTTGAAAAGCAACGTACAAGAGCCTTGAGCCACGTACATCACTGCTTATGATTTAAGCTAATTTAAAGCCATTTTAACAGAATTAAATTGTCTCAATGAAGTAGCTAATCGGAGAGATTGTTTAAGGCTGTTAGAAGGCTTTAAAACAGCGTTAAATACAATGTTCCAATTGATCACTGGAACATTACTAGTTTAAACTAATGTGCATGAGGTAATTCAATAAGACTTGGGTTCGACTCCCAATACGTCCACTAATACTTAAATTGGGCGTATACTTGGTATTTGATTATTGAAGGAAGTAAATGCGTTAAGCATAGTTTATAAATTTAAACGGCGATTATAACATCGTAGATTACACTTGCGTAGCGTGAGTTTAATCTGAGTGTTTCCTACTAAAGTGGAGGAAGGTATAACGAAATAAAAATGGCGTACATGTGGTTCGAGTCCACAATACCTACGATTAGTGATTTGCATATTTTACTTTTTTATTGTAGTTGCATGGTTCGTGAGAATAATGCAACTTTTTACATGAATATGAGTAATACAGGATATAAAGCTATGTTACGGGATAGAATTCCGTTAGTAGCAAACCTTGCATTGTTATGGACAAACTCCAAAACAGCATGGGTAAATCACGTTTATAAACATTTTATCTCAATTTATACTGACAATGAGGAGCGTAAAAATGCTACTCGAATATTATTAGGATTAAAGAAAAACTTTAAACCTTTTAATTTTCACAGCACTATAGACTGGGATAACTTGAATGATGAGTCTACAAAAAGCTACGAATGTACAAAATACTGGAAATTCGTAGAAAATTGGGTAGAATGGTTCGCTAAAAACTATGCATATTTAGAAAATGCATATGTTACTGATATTACAAGTGGTTATGATAAAGAAGAAGCTAAACTTCGACTGAAGCAAAACTATTTGGATTTTTTCGAAGAATCTTGGGAATGCGAGGAGATGGCAAATCTTTTAATAAATCATTTTAATTATGATTAGTTTCCCTACATATTTAAAAATGCGATTGGTGTATAGATCACCATATTGCAATGTATCAGATTTAGAGATCAGTGAAGTTATCTGTAAAAGCAAAGAGTTGTTAACAGATAATGATTACGAACCTCTGGTTTTGGTAACAGACACGTTTTCAAAAGAGAGTTCAACAATATTGGATATAATATCAAAAAGTAAGAATGTTCAAGAAGTGTTACGCTGGATATACAAAAAGCTAATACTTGAAATGAACAAAGATAACAATGTTACAACCGGTGTAAAAATAAGAATCGCTTGTAACATGCTTACTTATAAAATACCACCAGATTTGTATCCATATTGTTGTGACTCTTTAATAGAAAACGTTTTTCAAGTCAGAAGAGCTTTAACTGACGAACAGTTGCCGTTTTAGGCATCACCCGCATCTCATAAAGAGTAGTGTTTGATCACAATGCGGGTACTAAGAGCACCGTCTCGTATAGGAGTGACACCTTAATAACCGGTATGCATGTAAGGGAGCCTTCCCGGTGTCAAACATGTTAATTTGTTGATTATGAAGAATCCGAAGATTACCCAGGAGGAGATTCGTCTAATCAAGGACGCTCAAGCAGGCAAAATGCTTGCTTTTAATAAACTTTTTAGCCGATACAAAGGATTTGTAGACCACGTGTTGTATTCGTATCTCAAAGACTTTGATGAGGCCCGGGACTTAACAAACATAGTCTTCCTAAAGGTTTATTACAAACTCTCGTCATTCACAGACTATTCTTCATTTGGAGGATGGCTGCGAATTATTGCTAACAGAACTGCTATTGATTACCTACGTAAAATAGGTGACAAAAACAAACTTCTTGGAGAAAATGACGGTTGTATGTCATTGGATCAAGTTGAATCAAACGAAAACGATACTATCAATCGTATTACGTATGAACAACTGCTGAGTGAATTTGATAGGTTCACTCCTACGCACAAGAATGTATGTTTACTGTTTTATAGAGATAATTTAACAGTAGATCAAATTAGCAAGAGTCTATCAATGTCTCCTGGTACGATTAAGTCGATCCTTTCTCGTACAAGGGCAAGTATTAAAAAACAGTTTAAACTTTAAAAGAATGTTTATACTTTGGTTTATTCTCGGAATGATTCTGATTTTCTGTATCGCACGATACAATCAGTCAAACAAGTTGTTCTGGACGTTGTTTGCGTCATTTGTAGGAGCTTTTGCTCTCACATCTGTCGTTCTTGCAGCAAATAAACCGAGTAAGAAGAATGTTAATCAGGTGTATTCCACACAGTTGTGTATGGATACGTCCAATGCCTCATGCGCATTGTTGGCAGATGTAATCCACGACACCACCTACGGAACAGAAAAGTCTGAACCAGTCGCTGTGAGTCAGTTTACACCTGAATTAATTAACATTCCGACTACATCGGAGGATTTTGCTTTAAGAACTAATAACACATTCAGTACACAATTATGCTTAATTATTTCGACACTTCGTGATACGTCTTGATTCATAGAATCGGCTTATCCATTGAGAGTATTAATGTGACAATAGTCACGAGTATTTAACCAATTAATTAACAAATTAATAACTTTAAAACATTATCAAAATGAAAAAGAATAAGACCGCTGCTCCTGCAGCAAACACGAAGACCAATAACGGTTCTAACGTAGAAGTAGTTCAGATTGATCAGCTTAAGGACATCGCCAATAGCACAGCGTCCGGACTTGATCCAAACCATCAGGTTGACCTGTTGAAAGGTCTTCAGACCTACTTCCATGACGACCCAAAAATGAAAGCAAAGGTCGGCAACGAAACATGTGAGAAGATGGACGAGATCATTATGATCGGCTATGCAACAGTTCTCGCTATTGAGGTAGAGACTGGTACGTCCCAGTTCGCAACAAGAATGAGTGCTGCTCAGCTTGAAGGCATCAAGAAGGTTATGCCTTTGATTGGTGCAAAGATCAATCAGGCACTCCTTCCTCCCGCAGATGCAGAAGGAAACATAGAGGTTCCGTCTACAGCTGTTGAGGTATCTCCTGAGGCAAAGAAGAAGATCAAGAAGGAGAAGAAGGCCAAGGAGGCTGCCATCACCAATCCCACAAAGATTGAGACAGTTGAGCAGCTCAGCGATTCTCTTACCGCCATTCTCTGTAAGACAAGCACACCTCCTTATGAGCGTATGCGCAGTGCCGCTGAGTTTCTTCGCGCGTATCAGACAATTACAGCTAATAAGCTCACTGACGCCGATGAGAAGAAGGCCAAACTTGCGGAGGTTAAGGCAAAATCTATTTCTGATTTGCTGGAAGAGATGCGTACAATTATCGGTGAGTGCACATTCACGTCAGTAGGCCTCTCTCACTATATCTACAATGCTCTGTCAACAGAGCGTAACGTAGTATACCCGTTCACCTTGTTCTATCGCGCTTCTCGCAACAAGAAGACTGGTGAGACATTGCAGGATACCACTATCGCTGCAATCGTCAAGACTCTTGTAAACTGGGAGTGTGATGAGAGCATCAAGAAGTATAAGGCTGATATCGAGCGCAAGAAGAAGATCACCAAGAACGAAAAGACTCTTGCTGATCTCATCAAGCCAGTTGAGGATAACATCTCATATGTGACCGATGTGGCTAACTTGGTAAACAACCCATCGTTCGACGATATTGACAACCTTGCTGAAAACTTTAACAGTGAGGATGACAAGAAGAAGGCCAATGCCAAGAAGATTATCAGCTGTATCTGCGACCTCTGGATGCCAGATGTAAAGTATGACGAGCTCTCCTCTAACCCGGAGAAGGACGTCATTCTCGAGAAGGTTAAGAAGCGTGCAGGCGTTATCGTTAACTCCTTCCTCAATCCTCTTGAGCAGAATATTGCTTACAAGGAGGATATCAACGATCCTGACAAGACCGACGATAAGAAGGAGGACGAGTCAAAAAACTAATACAGGCGATCAAAGAAGAAGTATCTAACATTGGTCGCCGTATCAAGTGTGCCGTGCATGCGTATAAACACGCAATTGACTAACTATCAAAGTTATGAGAAAATTAACGACTATTTTATGTAGCATTGCCTTTGCAATATCCGGATTTTTCTTAGCCGATGCTATATCGAAATCAGACACTATTCATGGAACAACTGTAAATGCCGCTACTGTACAGCCGCAATTAGTTGACCTGAGTAAGATGCAATTACCTGTTGATTTGCAACTCAACAAACTTGCACACGAGAACAAAGTAGATACCGTACGAGACACAGTTACTGTGTGCGATACGGTATATGTAAAACCAAAAAAGTCTAAGAAGGCTAACGTACCTTTTAGAGTAAAGAAGAAGACAGTCCACGTTCCGATTCTTTATATAGCAACACGTACGGATGTGAAGGAAGACACCGTAAATCATGAAAACTTACATCTTTATAAGATAAAGAAGGTAGGTAAGATTGATTTGAAAAAGTTGAACTCCTCTGTAGAGATTAATTAGTCTTATATACTTATTTACAGTTTTGCGCTGTAGATAAGTATATGTACAGGTAAGTACATATAGTAGGTCGCATTAACCTACGTACGAAAAATAAAAAACTTGGTTCGAGAATATGTTAGCCTTCTCAAAAGGTGAGAAACCCAAAAGGTAGAACGAAATGCATATGTTGTGAAAATTCATATGTAAGAGGACAGAGCGTCATTGTCAAGTCCTAATGTCCATGAGAACCGTCTGGTGATGGACCTCTTAAATACGCGTAAGTCTCAAGAAGAGCAAAATGATGATCGTATCGAAATTATATCTGATAATACTAAAGATATACAAACGTAACACGAGTTGAAACATACTTACGAAAAACTTACACTGTGGGAGAATGTATACATGGTATGGTACAGTCTGCAATGCTATCGGTGTACGACTAGAAGTAGATCCAAAATAAGTATGAAGTATTAAAAATAAGCTGTAGCACAGTGTTCCTAGATTCCAACTCTAGTATGAAGGTGTGAAAAATTGTATTGAGCATAACAATATTATAAGAATAATACTTATAAAGTGTATGGTAAATATGCTGCCTATGTAAGACCTTGCCGTTAGATTCGGCACAACTCCGTTGAAGGGGTGCCAGTGATGGGGTAAAACGGCTGATATGTGATGAAGTACGACCGACAGGCTTTTGTAGTTTATCGGTATATAAAAGAAAAACTACCAGGAGGGTGGGGCAGACCCTTAGTTGATAATTATCAATTGTATGATAATGTCATGCGCGACACGAGACCGCGAACAAAGTCTGATGTAGTACAAATAAAATTAGGTAAGCGTAATAAGTTTGTATAAGTGTAGAGTAATGCTTTACACAATTTAGGTGACAACTTGACAGTCAGAAAGCCCAGAATCAGGTTATGATCAAAATTACGAAGATAAAATGAGGATATATGTTCCAATATATAGTAAAAGTAGTCTTTCGTTTCAATACAGATGATAATTTAAGATTTCAAACAACATGTACATATATTATAGTCCCTGTGGGATAAAGTCCGTTAAACTATAACTGCGTATGTGTTTTTGATTTATATATCTTAAGTGAAGATAAGTTGCGATAAATAATATGAAAAGAGTTATTAACAAAAATCGAATGTCCCCAGATAGTGAAAATCCTACGTTGTAAGTAGGGAGTAATGAGGTCTGAAATTCGAGTGCCAACCGTTATGATAGCCATGACTAAAGTATATGACAGCAAATCTATACGTAAATCTTAAAGGCAGGTCTAATACGTGGAAATGATGGGCAGCTTTGGAGCCATGAGACGCAGTGCAAAAGCGTATGCAGGTGATATATTAAAAGATATCTCTTACTGTCTACTGTCTATAGATGTGTAAGAAACTCTAAAGTGGGTGACAAGTGAAAACGTATGAGTTGAAATCTCAATATTCGTGCACTATAAACAAATGAGGCAAGCACTTGCCAATAGCAAAAACAAGCCGTAAAGTCGCTAAACATCCTCTGAAAGATGTAAGACTGTTCGATAATGAAACGCACTCCTCGCGTAAAGAGCTACACACGCACGTAGTAAGCATAGGAAACGTCAACAGGATATCCTTCATGACGATAAACCGAAGGATACACGGTAACGGTTACAGTTACATGAATCATTGTAAGTTATTTAGGGAAACTAACAAGGTTCAAAACAATTTTCGAGGGTATGGTACATATTGCGCATTAGTCCATTAGGAAATTTTGCCGATTGTCTAACAATCAGTATCTAAAAATGTAGATTAACTTTTACATAGTGTTTTACAAATAAGCACAAACTTAAAAAGACATGAGATCGATTTCTCTGATACGGCTTTCTAAGCTTTATAGAATGTATATATGAATGGCACAGCTAATCCTACCGTTGGATTCCTGTTATACAGATTGAGCTTCATTATAAGGAATATAAATGTATGACTAAATATTTAAGTTCTTGCTAAAAGCGCGGTTCCCATAAGCACACCGACCGTACATTATGTCTTAAAGTAGAGAACACCTAAGCGACTCTCCGAAGCAGTGTTTTCACAACTTTCTTCTTTTTTTAATTAACATTATTAACAATATATCGTTGGTTTAATCAAAAACGATATCAAAAAGGATATATTATGAACATTAACATTTCGACAACAGTAGCAAACAATCGTACTCCGATTAGTATGATAGGTAGTAACCTCGGTAAGCAGTTCTTTCAGGTAGAAGTCCGTGACTGCTGGCCTAACTTCGAGGCAGAGAAGAACGCAGTTCAGATGGAGAACAACCAGAAGCTTATTCTCAACCGCTCTCCGCACCGTTATTGCATCAAGTCTAAGGACATTCTCAGCATTGCCCTTGGTACCGATGTAACCGACAACCCTGTAGTATTCATCAATCCGAACAGCGATGGTTCTGCAGATGTCACTCTTCCGGTCACAAACGATATGATCTCTTACGGCGTAGTAACCGCTGAGGCCGTTAAGGAGGCATTGAAGGGTGGTCCGTCTACGAAGGCTTTCGTAGATCCTGAGAAGCTCAAGAGTTACCTCAATGAGGCTAACGAGCGTGAGCTTGCTTATATCCGTGCTCTCAAGGATTCTTTGAATCGTATGGAGCAGGCGATAGTTTCTACTATCAACGACAACGCCAAGAAGGCTACTGACTACATGGCTCAGCTGAACAAGGGTACAGCTGACGTCCAGATTAACGTTCACAACTAATGGCTAAAGGAACTTTGTCAAAATCGTCAGTGTTGCTGATGAAGTATCTTCTTAGCGATACACGTATATCTGACAAGGTTTTTAATAATCAGAAAGATAAGTCTAAGTATAAATCGGTGTCCATTCGTGAGGACGGTAGTATTTTGCTTGGTAAAACATCTTATCCATTCTGGAATCAGTTATTATCTTGCCAGATAGAGATACCTTTCAACGACTTTGCGTTAAAGGTATGGGATGCTCTTGTAAACCTTTCAGTAGGAGATAACAGCGTCGCACTTGAAGAAGGACTTAGTACTGAGATTGCAAAACTTTCACAACGTAACGGTGATTATGATTTAGTCGTAAAACGACTTTTCGATTGCTACGAACATGTATGTAATAACAAAGATAAGGCATCCTCTGCGGGGGATTCGGTGAAGTCGGAACTGGAGTCTCGCTTTGTTAACGGTACAAACGTGCCTAAGAACATCGTAATCAACGTTAATGGGATGGAACGTCGAGTAATCCCTTTCAGAGATAGTGCTGGAGACAAATTTATAGACATAGAATACGGAGTTTCTGACGTGACTGTTCATTAGTAATCAAGTATAAACCTCGAGAGGTTTAGTAAGTCATTATCTATGATATTTGATTTGCATCACAAGATTATTTATGAATTTAACAGATTTGACTCTAATTCAATGTGTGTACTTTTGTACAAGCATATTTTTAACTAAGTTATCCGAAAAAAGTTTGTTTTCAAACTTGAGATCATACCTGAGGGTGGTGATCTCTAGGATAGCGAAGTTATAAAGCTTATTATCGAGTTGTAACGATAATGAGTACAAGGTAGATGATTCTCGAATTCAATAAAACTGAAGTTTAATTTAAATCAAAACGATATGAGTAAGACATCAACAAAATTGAATTCAAGTAATATCATCATTATTCGTAAGAATCTTTGTGACAAGATCACGAAGTATTGGCGTACAATTCGTAACGAGAATGTAATGTCCACAAAGGCCATTAAGGCCGGTCTCGGTTCTGGCTATGATCTCAAGGCTTTGTACAATGAGATTACACAGATGGCCGAGAAACGCATCCTCATTAAGGGTATGCTCATGTATCTTAACATGGGTCTTGAGTTTGACCTAGATGCGTTCAAGAAAAGCAACAACTACAGCATTTTTGCTGCATGTGAGGCTAAAGAGGCAATCGCACAGCTTAAGATGATTCCTACCATTAACCCGACAGAGAAGTCTCAGAAGGGATTGAAGGGCACTGGTAAGAAGGAGTCATTCTCTTCCGCTAAGATAGCCCAGCTGATTAAGGACATGCAGCTTAAGGCTAATAAATACGATGCAGCTATGGAGGAGTTCAATACTAAGACAACAATCGACCTTTCTGGCGATTTATTGTCAAAGTTCAAGGACGATATCGCAGCGTAGCATCAGGTGTGTTTGTATAGGGCAGCACTTAACAGTGACCGGTTCGATGCCGAACACACCACAATCTCTCCAAATAAACATGTATAACATCTAATCATAATCAATATGAAAAAGAATAAAACCAACAATAATACCTCCAATACAACAAAGAATGTAACTGCACGTCAGCTCAAAAAGCAAAACAAAGAGCAGCATGCTAAAGAAAAGGAACAGCGTGCTAAGGAACGTATAGCAGCTAAGGAGGCCTGTAAACAGCATAATGAACGTAAAGCTGTTACTGTCAACGCAAAACCCATCAAAAAGGCTTTAAAGTCGATGGGTGGTGTAAGTATAACAACTCTCACAAAGGAGCAACGTGAGAATCTTGTTATCAAACGTAATTTACTACGTAAAGAACGAGAAAAATTATACGAAGAACGACGAATTGCTTCGTTAAAACGTCGAAACAAAAACGGTGAAAAGACACCCGAAGAGCTCAAGAAGTCTATTGACGACCTTATTAAGGAAATACGAGCTACAAAACGTTACGACATTTTGCTCATGTTCAATCCTTCTATAAAGGACATGATTGTTCAGTCCTTCAAGAACGAAAACATAACTCCTACGTTCTTAGGAGATGATTATGGATGGATACGTGATGTAGGATCTAATGTACTTGATAAAGTTCGTGAGATTCTGCCAGAAGGTATATCTGTTAATCCATACAAGGCTCAAGAAAAGAAGGATGTCGTGCCTAAGGAGGCTAAAAAGCCTTCAAATAACACAGATGAGGCTAAAAAGGCAGCAAAAGCTCACCGTAAAGCTGAAAACATACGCAAATTCCTTGATAGACCTAACCACAAGCGTGGTCCAAGAAAACACAGGAAAATTGTAGCAAAATTTACACTTGCTCAGAAAACCAAGGATAACAAGAATAACGTTAACACTAAAGCAGCATAACCATGAGAAAGACAGCAAATAAACAAAAACTTGGTCAACAGCGTGCTTATAGTCGTAAACATAGCGTTACCAACAATACAATTCCTCCTTTAGTAAAAGGAAAATTGGTTAAAGACGAAAATACAGGTAAGTTAGCAAACAACCTTATTCGAGAGAATGGTAATGGACCTAAGTGGTCTAAGTCTGAACATAAAGAGTGTAAGAACTTAACAAAGGATGAGCTAAAAGCAATCGAATCAAAGAAAGTAACTTATCATTACATGAAACGAACAGCGGCTTACATGGAAGCATATGCTCAGCATAAGTTCGAAAAATGGCTTAAGAAAAACCCACGTCCTGTACAAACAGAAATGTTTGAAGGATATTCTTTGGAATCCTGGGAGAAAGCAAAAGAAGAAGCCTTAGCCCGTTGCAGAGATTTCGTCATCTCAGTATACGACCCACTTCCACTTATCGGGAGATACGAGTCTTCCGAAGGAAAATATAAACACAAAGAAGTAACGCGAATTAAGGATAAAATGTCCGATATTCGAGTTCATGAAGGTATAAACAATGTACCGACAAACGCCACGTTACTTAAAATGGCCCAAAAGTTTACAGATATGGAGAAAAAGCGAAATAGTTCGTTGATATCTACTAATCTTTTGGACCACACTCGCAAGGTAGGACGTATCCTCTTACCTAGGCAGTATAGTCTTGTAGCATAAACAAGACTGTTAGTAGAGATGTATATGTGCGCATATACCTGGAGCAAGATTACATCGTAGCGGATAAAGTCTTGTTGTGAGTTCGATTCTCACCTCTACTTCTATTAACTAGAACCTTTGAGTCATGATAATACGTAATTCCGTCGTAATTGTTTACGACATTGAGATCTTCCCTAATGTATTTCATTGTACTTGTAAGAATACTGAAACAAAAGAATATCGTTATTTCGAAATATCTAATCGTAAAAATCAGTTAACAGAACTTGTTAATTACTTTTTTTACGAAAATATAGATAAAATGTTTTGTGGTTATAACAACAAACATTACGATGATGTGATAATAAATTATCTTATAGATTTTTATTATAAAATGGACTCATTATTGACTTTTCGAGTATGCGATTCTTTGTACAATCTTTCACGTACAATAGTTACTGCAGAGGAAGGTGATACCAGTAAGTTTGCACGATGGAAATATGCTAAGTATTTCTACTCGATGGACTTATTGACAATGCTATTTAGTTCAAAGTTACGCGTAGGTCTTAAAGAAATGCAAGTAACGATGCACTATAAAAACGTTGAAGAATATTCTGGAGACTTTAACGAGTTTTTACCAGATGATTCTATTGACGATATGATAGTATACAATATAAATGACGTAGACTCTACTGAAGAATTATTAAATCGAGTAAGTGGGGATGTACAACTACGTTTATTTATCGAACAAGAATATGGAATAGATGCTCTTTCTATGGATAGTGTAAAATTCGGAGAGACGCTTTTGCTCAAAAAGTATTGCGAGCAAACAAACATTAGTGAATCGTATGTTAAAACATTACGTTCACCTATGGACTATATCCCATTGAAAGATGTAATCTTACCATTCATAAAGTACAAAAATCCAATTTTACAAGACGTTCTTGAGGATATGAAGAGCCGTATAGTATATTCTAAAGAACGCAAAGGCTATGAGAAGAAGTTTGTTCTCTCAAATGTGTGCTATTCTGTTGGTGTAGGAGGTATACATTCCTTACATACACCCAGAATCTTCCGACCTGATGACAATGAATATTTAGGACACAGCGATGTTGCATCAATGTATCCTTCACTTGTTGTAAAATACAAATGGATTCCCCGTCATTTAGGTGAAGAATTTTGGAAAGTATATTCTCAAATATATAAAGAGAGATTAGAAGCCAAACATAGCGGACAGAAATTAAAGAACTTAGCTCTAAAGTTAACTTTAAATTCTGTTACAGGGAAAATGCAGCAAGAAACCAGTTGGATGTACGATCCATTTAGTGTCTTCAAAATACGTATCAATGGTCAATTAATACTATTGATGCTTGTGGATCGTTTGTTAGAATTAGACTGTAAGATTGTGCAGGTTAATACTGACGGTGTCGTATATATTGCTAAGAAGGCAAATAAAAGTTTAGTCCAGGAAGCTATAACTGATATTGAGCAATTAACACAACTGACTTTCGAGTCCGACAACTATGAAGCGTTTTATCAGTACGCTGGAAATGATTATTTTGGTGTCATTGAAGGGTATTCACAATCTAAAGACCCTAAACTGATAGAAAAGAAAGGAATGTTTATTACAGAACCACAATTAGGTAAAGGACTAGCACCAGTCATTATACCTAAAGCTGTGATAAATTATTTCTTAACAAAACAACCCGTAAGAGAATATATCCGAAATGCGAAAAACATAAAGGATTTCCTTATGTATCAACGCGTAGATAAAAAGTTTAAGGTAGTACATGGAAACAAAAAAGTACAGCGAATAAACAGATTCTATGCATCATATAGAGACTATTACTTGTATAAGATATCTCCAGAAGGCCAAGTGAATAACATTTTGGCAAAATCAGGAGTAACTATCTTAAATAAGTATGATCCAAAACCGATTGAAGAAAGACATGTCAATTATCAATATTACATTGATGAAGCTAATAAAATTATAGCAGGATTTGTTTTTCAACAATTGGAACTGTTTTAGTAACCAGCTTGTTAACCAAAGAGTATAAGAGATGATTATTGAAGTAGAAACAAAACTGCTAAATGCAGCACCTAATTTGAATTTAAATCAATTGATATTCCTAAGTATGGTATTGAATAAGAATCAAATACCAAATCAAGACGTTCGCAAAATTGTCAGCCTTATTAGCGACGATGAAATATCATACTTAGTGTCTCAGAATCTTGTCACCTTGATCGAGAAAGATGATAAAAAGATGTATCAAGAAACAGATAAGCTTACAAAAATAGTAACGCCCGAAAAAGATTACTTTGATCTGTTTTACGATATGTACCCAGTATATGTCTTGCGCCCAGACGGTTCGAAAGCCTACCTGCGAGCAAACGTAAATAAATGTCGTCATTTCTTTGATGTTACAACTGGTAAAAGTATAGCAATGAAGGAACATTTGATTAATTGCCTTAAATACGAACTTGATAAAAAGAGTCGTGAAGGAAAAGTTAGTTATATGAAGACGATGTGGAGATGGTTGATAGACCATCAATGGGAAGAGACTGAGGCAGAAATGCAGGATGTAGAACAAAAATCTATAAACACTTATGGAACAGAATTGTTGTGATGCCATACGACCAATGTCGGTTGTAGCGCAAGAAGCGATTAATTATATCGCTGGAAGGAGAGAACACAGCATAACATCACTTAAAACGCGATGGGTTAAGTTCAATAAGCAATGTATGGGCGGTATTGAACCAAATACCGTTTATACAATAGCTGGCATTTCGGGAAGCGGTAAGAGTAGCATGGCTAATCTTATACAGACAGATTTGATTGATTTGAATCCTAATGAGGATATAATTGTATTAACTTTCTCTTTAGAGATGGTTGGGTTTAGGCAAGTTGGAAGAACGCTCTCAAATAAGCTTAGGAGAACGACTTCGACTTTGTATAGTTCGGAAACGGACCTTGATGACGAAACCTTCAGAAAAGTCATCGATGTTTCTAACAAGCTAAAGGAGTATCCTATCTACTTTGTAGATAATCCAGGAACTCCTATGCAAGTTGATGCAATTATTAAGTGGTTCTATAATGAGTATGTGAAAGGTACTGATAAACATTTTATTATTATCTATGATCATGCTTTACTTACGAAACAAGTTGGAAGTGTTATTGAAACCGTCAGTGAACTCGAAAGAGTATTCATACAAGCTAAAAAGCTTCCTATGACATCAGTAATACAACTGGCACAAATGAATCGTAATATAGAACAACCTGAGAGAATTAACAATCCATTGTCACATTATCCGATGAGAAGTGACTTATCATCATCAGATGCGATTTTTCAGGCAAGTGATTACGTTTTAGTAATTCATAGACCGGAGATATTGAATATACAGGAATATGGTCCAAATCATCTACCTGTACAAAACAAGGTGTACGTGCATATGCTTAAAAATAGAGACGCAGGAAAGCCGTGTATACTTGAATTCGAGAACGACCTTATGTATAACAATTTGATCGAATCGTAACTGATATAAAGGCTGAAAAATTATGAAAACATACACATTTAACGCAAACGATATTAACACTAGTTCTTTTCTTGGAAACACACATACAAACTATTCTGAGATGCTTAATAACATTATTATTAGTGATGTAATTAAGAAGAACTCGTACCTTTTCGGTAATCGCATTAACGTTAATTGCAGCAGTTCACTGAAGGACAATGCAACCGAGTTTGCAAAGGCTGCTGCATACCTGGCTTCCTATAAGAAGCCGAACAATAAGCTTAACATCGTGATCGGTAAGACTTATTTACTCACAGACGGTACCCCTATTATCTTCTATGATGATGAGATCCAGATCGGTTTCGATACTTTTAAGTATTCTGACTTCGCTATGTCGTCGTTCCTTGAGAACATCAAGCCTTCTACAAAGAAGATTATTATCGACATCTATACGAACTCAAATGCTGTAAACATTAACATTAACTAACAACAAACAAATTAGAGCCACTGAGCCATGATAGTACTACCTACAAACAAAGTTCCAGCAACTTCAACTAACCCACATTTCTTGATTATTTACGGACGCCCTAAATCCGGAAAGACATCAAGCTTAGCACAATTAGAAGGCAATCTTATTATAGACCTCGAAGGAGGTTCTACTTTTATAGATGCCCTTGCTGTGCAGGCAAGAGATGTGAATACATTAGGTGAAATTGCTCAAGCCATTAGAGCTAAAAATTCTGAAGTGGGGCATAGTTTTTATAAGCGTATCACTATTGATAACGCGACTCGTTTAGAGGAAATATGTCTGCCATATGCAGCAACTCTGTATCGACAAACTCCGATTGCAAAAAATTGGAAAGGTACAGATGTACGTACATTACCGAATGGCTCTGGATATTTCTATATAAGACAAGCTGTACGCAAAGTCATAGATATGTTCAGAGATTTATGTGATGAGTTTATACTCGTAGGTCACGTAAAAGATGTACAAGTTGACCAAAATGGAGAGGAATTATCAGAAATGGCATTAGACCTAGTTGGTAAACTCAGTTCAATCATTTGTGGCGAAGCGGATGCCGTAGGGTATCTGTATCGTAAAGGCAATGAGACCCATATAAGTTTCAAAGGTGGCGATGGAACCATCAAAGAAGCTCGTGCTCCGCATCTTCGCGGAAAAGACATTGTCATAGCTAAAGGCAACGATGATGGAACAATAACAACTGATTGGAAACAGATATATAAATAATAAGAATTATGTACAATACTAAAACAGCAACAAGTAATAACGAAGAATTTAATTCAAATTATATTCCTGTAGGAATTAATGACAACATTATGTTGAAAGAAGTTTCTATAGAAAAGAGTCCGCAGGGAAAAGACTTCCTCAAGATTACATTCGAGAATGAAGCTGGTCAGACAGCAGAATTTACAGAATGGAAGAACGAGAAGAACCAGTGGATTAAGACTGATGAAGACCTTCAGAACAAGGACAATCAGCAGTTTGGACGAGTTCTTCAGCTTATTAATTGTTATACAACTGCACCAGACGTAGAAATCAACACTTTTGCTGATATGATTAAATGGGTTAAGTCTATTCTTGATCCTTTTATATCATCAAAGAAGAAACTCCGTGTTAAAGTAACATATACCAATAAAGGTTTTACACAGGTATCTAAATACGGTATTTATGTAGAGCCAATGGACGTTACTGATTCTCAGATTAAACTCTTCAAGAATGACCTTCTTGTACGACCAGTTCAGGCTGATGTAGAGAAGCCTATAGATCCGCTTGCAGCTCCAGCAGCTAGCACTCCGGTTACTGAGAAAAAGGATGATCTTCCGTTCTAAGTAAATGGTGGAGACAAATCCAGTTAACCTGGAATGTTAGGAGAAATTGGTTTTTCTCCTAACAACTATGTTTTGAATGTTTAACCCGAAAAATAACAAAGCGTTGTTATATAAATGACGGACTAAAAAGGTAGCCGTACGGTTGTGAATCCCGTAGTATTTTTAGTAAATTCAAACTTCGAAACACAGTTAGCGCTCTGTCCAAAAGCGCACACTGAAATATGGTGTAATGGTAGCACGATAGATTTTGGTCCTATCAGTCGGGGTTCGAATCCCCGTATTTCAACGCCATTATTTAATTTAGGATTGAGTGATTAATGTTAGTACTGTTCGTTGTGAAACGCGCAGTACTTTTTAACTTTTAAGTTATGACATACGATGAGTTTAAAGGAGATGTTTTTAAGAATATTAAAAACCTCCCAAATAGTTGGAGAAAAGGACAGAAAGTATTCAACTATATTGAGTCAAAATATGGTATTGCGAGAGTAATACAGTTTGAACATAAAATAGATTGTTTTTATAAAGACGATCTTATTGAAAGTTTCTTGGAGAAGGCTTATAAACTTCTCTGAGAATACACCTCGATGGCGAAATAGGTAAACGCAGTAGACTTAAAATCTGCCGTTCCGAAAGGAACTTGGGGGTTCGATTCCCCTTCGAGGTACATAAGAAGTTATGTGGATGCATACATGATAACAACGTAACACACAGGCTTTGTGAAATATAATGTAAGTTTAGCCCTGTTTCTAAGCGTATCTTAGATGTACCCTGGTGTATGTGGATTTTGCCAGATAAATTTCAGTAGAACCAGTTGAGGAACGGTTATATGTGTTTGTGAAAGAGAATGCCTTAGTGGCTAGCCTATAAGGAGATAACACACTACTGTAGTCATCATAGCATTTTCGGTTCAATGCAAGCCACATTTAATGGCTTGATTACTAGGTTCGACTCCTAGGATGGCACAAATACTAACTAAGAACTTATAAGTCATGTATAGTACAAAAACAGCAGTCACAGTAAGTATTAAAGACTTATTAGACAAGCTGGATGATTATGACATTTATTCTTATTATGTAGGTGAATTTAAAGTTGGAAAATTGTTTAATAGTCCGTTAAGGTCTAATGACAAAAATCCATCTTTTGCAATATTTAAAGGTAATAATGGAGGTTTGTTCTTTAAAGATCATGGAAGTGGTGAGGGTGGAAACGCTCTTAAGTTTATAAAAATCTATAAAGGAATACAAACCAGAGACAAACTTGAACAAGAACTGTTACGCATCGTCCGAAAAACGAATCCTAATAGTGATATTGTTAAACGCACATACTCCAACTCGGTGAGTTCGGGGCAAACAGATATTGGAATAGTTCGTCAACCTTTTACTGAAGTAGATAAACAATACTGGAAACAATTTCATATATCACAAGATACTTTGAAATTATTCCAAGTATTTAGCATTAAGTACTTTCTTTGTAATAGAGTCGTCAGAGGAACCTACAAAGAATCTAGTCCTATGTATGCATATAAAGTGTTTGATAAGTTTAAAATTTATCGACCACTTGCTTCCAAGTATACTAAATGGCGCACGAATCTGACAAATCGTGATGTTCAGGGATTAGCCGAAATACCTAAGGAAGGAGGTAATCTACTTATAATCACAAAAAGTCTAAAAGACGTTATGTGTTTATACGAGATGGGTTATAATGCTATAGCTGCTTCAAGTGAAACAACATTTATACCTGAAGATATTTTGCAATCACTACGTAGTAAGTGGAAACATATTGTGATAATATATGATCGAGATAAGACAGGAATGTTAGAAGCTCGTAAGTATAGTAAACAGTATAAATTAGATGCCATATTCGTTCATAAACGATTTAAAGCAAAAGATATTTCTGATGCAATCAGAGACAATTCTTATGCTGAAGTAAAACAGTGGCTAACAAACACATTAAAAAAATATGATTGAAACAGCGATTCTATCATTCGTTTGTGGATTAGCAGGCGGATTGATATCATATATATGTGCAGAATATCTTAACTGTCGAAAACGAATTAAGATAGCACCAAATACGAAAGTAGAAGTATATAAACTCACAAAAGATTCGTATACAGTGTCCGTAAAGTCAAAAGACACTAAAGTGTCTATTTACGGAGGATCTGAAGGTATATTCTCTATAGATTATGCCAAGCAATAAAGGTAGGGTAAAGAATGCGACTAAGGTCGATAAGTATGGTCTTCATTTTAGAAGTAAACTCGAATGCTATACTTATGAAGCTTTTATGAAAGCCGGAATACCGGTAGAATATGAGCCAAAGCACTTTACCGTACTTGATAAATTCGAGTATTTACAAGAAAAAATCCGTGCAATTACATATTTACCAGATTTTATAGGTCGTTACAAAGACAAAAAGTTTGTAGTAGAATGTAAAGGTATGGTAACAGAATCGTTTCCATTAAGATGGAAATTGTTCAAAAACTATTTAAAGCGTCATCGAAGCAAACACAAATGCTATTTGGTTCGTAACCATAAGCAAGTTGATGAGATGATTAAAGACATTAAATGCAATGAATCACAAATCTAACATACGCGAACAAATATTGTATACTAAAGTTAAAGCTTTAGAAGCTTATACTAATCGAGATTGGAAAGAATTTCGAGACAATATACGCGAATTACAAAAGTTAGATCATTTACTTTATGACGATGAAAACAACTGAATTTGTTAAGAACGAAAACCGTATTACGGTAAAACAGGGTGGTACAGATTATTCACTTGAAACAGGACGTGTATATAACTTGAAAATGGACCGATTTACAGGTCCTGTTCTTGAAGCAGATGGTACATTGGAACTTCCTGAAAAATTGTATGTTACAGACAAAGATAAAACCTTTGTTAAACGTGTTACTAATTTCTTTGATAAATACTGTAACAACAACTTAGGTGTACTTTTATCAGGATTGAAAGGTTCTGGAAAGACACTTATGAGTAAGCAAATTGCAGTAAAAGCAAATCTTCCTATTATTGTAGTAGATCCTTGTTTCCCTGCAAATCAGCTTAATAATTTCTTCTTAAAATTTAATCAACCGGTAGTAGTATTGTTTGATGAGATTGAAAAGAATGATTATTATTGGGAAACTGATGATTTGTTACCATTTCTTGATGGTATACAGAAGTCTGGAAAACGTCTTATTATTATGACATGCAATAATGATGACAAGCTTTCAGAATATTTGAAAGATCGTTGTGGACGTATCCGTTATGTTAAAAACTTTGAAGGTATTTCTGACGAAATGGTCATGACTATCGTCAAAGATTCTATTAACGACAACGATGATTATGTTAACAAACTATCATCATACATTATTGACAACGTAAAAGTACGTAGTTTTGACAACATCATAGCTCTTTGTAAAGAGATACAAATCGAAGGTTATCCTGAAGATATTGATGATGTTATTGAATGTATGAATATTGCGAAGTTATAATGGACATATCTATACCATACTACGAGGATAATTCTCGTATTAGCAATTCTAACATAGGTTGGTTCTTGAATAAAGGACCAGCTTATTTATACAAAAAACTGTCTGGTCAGATTGAAGACGAAACATCTCAATCTATGACAAAAGGTACCATGATTCATGAATACCTTTTACAACCTGAAGAGTTCCAAAAAGACTACGTAGTCTGGGACAAATGTAGACCTTCTTCTGTAAATGAGGAGAAGTTCTGTCAAGCGTTGGCAGATAGTGTTGAAATTGAGCCAAATAAAAGCCTTTTAAGCGCTTATAAAGCAGCCTATAGTACGAGTGGCAAGTCAGACGATAAAATGCTCTCAGAAGCCACAAAAAAGGCCTCTACGCTAAAGGAATATATAGAATTCCTTAAGTGTAAAGACCAACGGGAAATGATTACACCATATAGTGCAAATCAGCTCGTAAAAATAAAAAACAACATAGCAAACCATAAGGCAGCTTGTAAACTATTACAACCTACAGACAATGAAAAAGTTTTTCATGAATTTCATATCAATTGGGAATACATTTCTTACAAAATGTATCACGACATTGAGTTTACTTGCAATTGTAAGTCTTTACTTGATAGTGTTACCTTTGATTATAATAAGAAACAAGTTACATTGATGGACTTAAAAACAACATCTCATTTACATAACTTTGCAGATGCTGTTAATACGTATGATTATACAAGACAATTGTATTTTTATACAAAAGCCCTTAAATGGTATATAACCAATGAATTACACGAAGATGGAGATACATGGAAATTTGAATGGTATATAATAGCTATTGATAGTTTAACATGTGACATTCGTGTATTTACGTTTTCTTACAAACAAATATATGGAGAAAATGTAGAAAAAGTTCGTAATACTATACGAGATATAGTATGGCATAAAGAACATAATCTGTGGGAACATAGTAGAGCGTATTATGAAGGTGATGGTATTGAAACTTTGAACCTATGAGTCAATTTAGTAAAATTATAGTACCACTAATAGAGCCTAAATTTAAACCTATTGATTTTACAGATAAAACTGGGTTTATTGGATGTTATACAACAGATCCAGATAAACCATCTTCTGAAAAAGAGTTTTTTGTAGTGTTTAATAACAATATAAGAAATGAATATTCAGAAGATTTATCAATAAGGTTATCTCATTCACTTAACATAAAAAGGACATATGTAAAACGTGTAGATAACATACCGTATTATGTATATTCTTTTTATGTTAAACCTGAACTAAAAAAATATTACAACGGTATATGTTGTTTAACTGCAAGTCAAAAACTGAAAGTATCGAATTTTTGGACAAAGTCCGATGATTTAGTGAATAAGTTACTTTCAAATACAGTTTTACATTTGTCAGTTAATAATAATATGCCGATTGCAGATTATCAATCAACGTATAGAGATATACGATGGTTGGTAACAGAAAAAGGGAAGCAGTCTCAGAAATGAGATTACTTCCCTTATTTTTTTGTTCAATTATAGAATGTAAATAGTTAGCGGAATTAAAAGTCTGAATCGCTAAAATCTACATCTTTGAAATCAGAATCTTTAAAATCGTCATCACTAAAATCCGAATCACTTTTAACGGATTTATTTGAATTAGCTTTTATTGATTTATATTGGTCACCAATCATTTTCATCCACCAAGAATAGTTACGTGAATAAAATGATGTATTTGCACTTACACCATTATATGTAAATGAAGAATGTAAATTGTTTAAAGCACCTATTGTTTTCCAAACAGAAGCTTCTATATTCGTAAAACCTTTATATTTACCCTGTTTAACTATTTTATCACCATATGGCTCCAAGTTAGACGGGTCCTGTGTAAGCATTACTGATGGGATAGAATACCATGATTTAATACCAGATGACAATACTGTAGCTGAGTTAATAATTTCACCAACTGTATTAACATCCCATTGTTCTATAGCTGAATTGACAGTTCTTACATATGAGTTTCTTAACCATTCTTTATACAACTTAGATTCCATCATTTCTTCAGGTGTATAAATTGTTTCCTTCTATGGATTTATTGGTTTTACATCACTACACCAGTTATTTATAGAGTCATAAGAATAAATCATAGCCAACACCATTCCTATTTCTATAAATACCTGTTTTAATGAGAATTTTTCTACTTCAGAAAGTTTACGTTTTACACCAGAACTAAACATATTAGTAATACCTCTGAGCATAACACTAAGAGACCTACATAAAGCTCTTAATAACTCCGGTTCAGGCATACCTATAGAATAATTCCATGACATTCGTTTGTTCTGTTGTTCAATGGTTCTAGGTTTTTTTTCATACTTTTTAATTTTTATAATTTTTCCATTTACAATACGCTCTTCATCTTTTTCTTCAACTTCTCTTACTGATGTATCGTCCCTACCTGCATATAATTCCTGGGAACGTTGTAACATCCAAGCACGCATTGAACCTATAAACTAACCCCACATAGTGTTTTTATATTTAGGATTATCATTATCTGGGTTTACACCATTAATAATGCCACCTCTAAGTAATGTTATACCTCGTACATTCTTTTCTATTCTATCCGTAATGTATTGTTCATATTTCGGTTTTACTTGAGCTAAACCATGACTGAAAGAATACGCCCCGTATAAAGAAGTTCCACAACACATATGAGCAAAATCGGCTTTAAATTTAGAATATCCTGCTTTGATGAATAACTACTGCATTTCGTATTTAGTATAAAATCCGGTAGGGATTACACCCTTGTCGTAAAATCTATAATTATTCATAAATGATTTCAATAATACGGCATTTGTTATATAATCCAATGCAGAATAACCACCCATTAAAGATTGATTTAATATCTTTAAAAATCTATTAGTACCTACATCACTACTAGTAGCTGCATAATCTTTAGATATTCCAAATATTTGCATTAAAGCACCTTGTTTAGTATTAGCTATAGGATTACCTATATTTATTAAAAATAATGGAAGATTTTTTAATGTATATATTATGGATGTACTAAGATCTCTTAATGTAAAATATCTTCCAACAATACCGTCTTTAAGAATATTTCTAGTTGAATCCATAAAACCAGCTCCCATTGATAAGAAGTTTGCACCAAGCATTTGTACAGTAGATAATCGTTTTATAGTACCAGCTACGATACGAATAGTACTATTTTTATATAAGTTTTCATATACGTGAGAATCCATCATACTGTCATATTGTGATCTAAGATTTTTAGTATCATTTGCATTGTCTTGTCTGTTTTCCGGATCTTGTGCGTATCTTAAAGCTTGAAGTTTTGTAAGTATATCGCGTTTATTTTTATAATTAGATGCCATATTTATATACATCAGTACTGCAGATGTTACATCGTATGTATACTTACTTCTGTCTTTAAGTTTTCCTATAAATTTTAAAGGTATGTTTTGATTTACAGTCTAATCTGGACCTAAATATAAATCATCTGTAGATCTTTGATCATAATCATTAGTATTGACATGTAAGAATTGTTCGCGTATATTATCCAATGTATTTTTCATACCTTTTTTAGTTGAACGTAATATACTTACTACATCAGATGCCTATAATTTAGGTAATAGATAATTAAACTATTGATCATTAAACTACATCCATTGTTGAGACTATTTCATAGATTCTATGAGTTGTTCATATAGTGATTTCATATCACTATTGTTCATCACATCATTATACGCTTTAGAGTTATCATAATAAGTCTCTTTAGGCTATTCTGATTGATTCTGAAGTATGTCATAATCGGAATTAACATATGTAGAATTTCTTTTTTGTAAAAATCTACCTTTAGGTACTTCTATTACTGAAAATTGAGTACGACCGTTATATACAAATGTTTTATTTAATGGATTTAAATAACTAAACAAACTTAATGGTTTTCTATCTTGTATTATCTATCCGCTATCGTAATCTTCATATGAATATTCATAGGTAAAAAGATCTTCAAAGAATGATTTTATATCATCTTCACTCCACTATGTAAAATTAATAGGGTTACCATTATCATCATTTAAACCAATTATTTGACCATCATTTAAAGCTATTTCTGTATAATGACGCACCATATAATCATAAAATGTTATAGCACTATCTTCATCAGTAGTTTGATTTAAATCATTATCAAGATAATATCCCTGTTCATCTTTATATAAGACAGGAGTCATATCAAAGTAATCAAGAAAGTCTTTAGCTTTTGTGTTACTTTCCCCACCATCTTCTATTATCTAATCAGTATTTTTACAATCAATCCAGAATTGAATATTATTCATCATTCGTTTAAGATCTGGTTCAAGTCCAACACCTTTTACAGAAGATTTTAACATTCCTCGTATTAATCTAGCATATACAACATCATGTGTTTCCGGGGTAATTATATTCTTTTTACTAAATACCAATTTTATAAGATCGGGATTTATACCTATCTCTGAATTATATTTAACAAATAAACTTAGAGGTGTATAATCACCAGTCTGATTACATTCTTGTTCTATTCTTTTACGTTCATCATAATATCCTTGATAGTCTATGTCTGACTGCATTTGATCTCCAATCCATTTCTACCAAGCTCTTAATTCAAATGCTATTTGACGATCTTCGTCTATCTTTATAGTACCATCTTCATTATATGCGTTTGCTAACTGTTTTAGCTAATGTTGCCACATATCAAGCTTTCTCTGATCTTCTGGATTTGTAAGTCTTTCTGGATAAGAGAATCCAGTAACAGAATCTTTACATTTACTGAGATAATAGTTTATGTTAGATTGTATTAGGTTATATTTTGCCAATGTTTTTGGGGACAATCCGTGACAATCTTTTAACTAAGCAGCATCCATATCATTAGGATCTAATGAGCCTTTATATGGTTGACTTAATCTTTCCCTATAATAATCATATGTATATCTTAAATTAGCTCTTTCACATTTAAACCTCTATAAAGCTAATTGATATTCAACAATAGTAGGCATTTTACCATTTTCCCATTCTTCATCATCAGCAAACTGTTTAGTAACGCTATTAATCAACTTACCTGTTATATCATCAGTAATATAATGGAAACCATATTCATTCTAGAATGCTTCATTGAGTTGTTTAACTTTATCGTCAACATCTAATAAATACTATCCGTAATTGATAGGTCTTATAAAATATCCTGTAGGTACTCCGTTTCTATCAAATTCCATAAATTGTTTCTGCCAATTACGAGTAAGCTTTTTGCTTAAACCGTTAGCTTTTCTGTAAGCATTTAAGATCTTAGATCTTTCTTTATAACTCTCTTTTAAAGTTTTAGTTTCAGCATATTGTATTAAATCAAATGCTGCTTTTATAAGAGGACTCTGTGATCGTGCATTGTTTGATGTGAACAGATACCATGTATTTATATCACCATACATTGCATTTCTATGAAGATAATCTCTCAATACTTGTTTCATATCTTCTTTTGTTTGATCTTCACTTGTTATAACCTCATTATCTACAATTTCATCAACGATTTTATCTGTAACTGTAACAAGAGCTTCTTTCCATAAGTTGTATGCACTATCTATAGCGGCTTCTACTTCTTTCTTCAATGCTCTATTATTAGAAGTCATATCTTTATCGTCAACAGAAGGTATTTCGTTTTTAACAAGATTTGAATAGAATGCTATAGAATTTTGATACATCAACACAAGATTATCTGGTGTAATACCATCATAAGGTATAAATAACTATTGTTGCTGTTGTAAGAATCCAAGAACTGTACTTGAAGCAGCTTCTCCTGTTAGATTATCCACAATACCTATGCTTTGTATAGCCATATTTAAGGCAGTATTTATAGCTAATTGATCATCTTGCAACTACAATTCATTTATAGTCTCAAATACTTCGTTTTGAATCTATTCACGTTTCGCAGATTTATTTGGAAGTTTTTTATATGCTTTATATAGAATGGAGAATTGTTTTTGTATTTTAGATTTAATTTCACCTTGTTGAGCAGTAGAATCAAATATAGTAGGTGCATTTTCTTGGTATACTACTTTTAACTTGAAGTCCTATGGGAACATTGACTACATAAGTAAGTCCATTGCATCTTCATATGCAGTATTTTTATGTACACCTATTGACGTAGCTATAGTCTTTATAACCTCATTAATAAAATTACGTACTTTCTAAAAGAATGAAATATCTTTCTTGCCTGTTTTAATTTCTTGAAGTTTTTCTACAAATTTTATGTTAGATAATTCTGCCAAGAATTCATATATATCAGTTAAGCCATAATCTTTTGCTTCTTCTCCTAAAGCTTTTTTAACTTTAGATAAAAGATTTTCAAGTTTAGACTTCAACTCTTCGTTTCCGTTTATAGTTTCTACTGTAACTGCGTGCAATAACTCGTGCATTATAGTCTATGTAAGACTATTTGAATAATCATTATCATTTCTAAAAATAGCATAATTATTTATCTGTACTACATGTCTATACGCATCATATCTTGCAGCAGTATCTAATGGTAATGATGTAGTAAATTCAAAAGAAATATGTTTACCTCTCAATGCTTTTGCTATAGCTTTGGCTATAAGACGTTCATGTGTACTGTCTCCCCTTACTTCTCTTAATATTTCTTTCATTACTGCTTCAGTATCAGATTCAGAGAATGGAGAATTGGCATCCTATTTACCAAATATTATAGACTACCATTGTGCGATGTCTTTCTTTGACTTAGGTTCTGTGTATGCAATAAGACGATCTCGTTTTTTATCATACTAAAATTTAAGTTCATACGGAAGATGTTTAAATTTAGACTCGAATTCACTTCTTATATTATCTTTTATACTTTCGCGTGTTGATTTATCCATTTTATAATAACTAGTGGATAAATAACGTCTTTTCTTATCTTCAATAAAATTATATATCTATTCTCTTTCCTATTGACTTACTGTATCTTGTTTAGATTCATATACACTATCGTTTTGATCAGAAAAAGTACCCTTATTATCAGTAGCTGATTTAATTTGATTAGAATTAAAAGCTACATATTCTTTAGGCTTTGAACTATTTATATTAATAAATTGTCCATCATCATTCTCATCTATATTATAGTCTTCCTTATTAAAACCTTTTGTATTGTCTCCTATATAATTAGTAATTTTAGGATTTCTTATATTTAAGAAAAAAGCTCTAGTATTAGGCTTTTCATTTTCCCAAGCCTCATCTAAAGATTTAATATCTTCTTCAGATAATTCACCATTATCAGCTAATTCTTTTAATGTAAGCCATTTTTCTCCAATTTTATAATCATAAATTGCTTCATAATATTCAGCACTTTTTTTAGAAGGTGTAAAATAAGTACCTATATCACCTTTTTTAATTCCTGCACCAAATTGTCCACCTTTAGTATTAAATATTTTAGTATTACTACCTCCATGATAAACAACTAAAGGTTCACCATTTTCATCAACTACTTTAGATACATCTGTTTTATCTTCTTTCGTCCAATCACCAAACCAATTCGTAAAATTAGATGTGTACACCTTAGCTTTGGCTTTTAATGCTGCTTGTCTATCTCCATTATAATTATCTAAAAGAGACTTAAATAGAATGGAATCGGCGCCATTAGGCGCCTTATCCAAACTATATCCATTATTCTTGTTCCAGAGGAAATAAGCAGCGTCCTCACCGAACAAACTTGTCAATTCATCAAACTCTTGTTTGACTTTCTTATTACTTAAATTTGGGCAAAATGCATTCATTATTTACCTCCTTTACAATGATTTTTAATTTCTTGTGCTTCTTTTAAATCTTCATCAGACATACCTAATTCTTTTAAGAAATTAGTTTGACGAGTATCTTCCACTGTATCTGTTATTGTTATGACATTACTTAAATCAATTTGATCATCAGATAAAGCAGGATTTAAATCATATACAGGATTATCAAATATTCGATCCAACATATCTCTTTGTTTATAATTCAAAGATTCTATAAAATCTATTATTTTTATTAAGGAATTTGGAATTTCCATCGTTTTTTCTTTTTCACCTTCTTGAATATCATAAATATTTATAATATCAGAAGGTATTTCTCCTGTCAAACGTTTTATCTTCTTTGCAAAATTACCATAAAAATAATCTTCACGCATTATCGTAATTCCAGTATTTTCAAGCTTCTCCATTTCATCCATGAATTTACTTGTCTTATATAATAAATTTAATACATCTTTTTCATCTGCATTTGATATTAAATAATCGTCATTTATTTCTATATGTAATTCTTGAATAGCATGTTCAATGTTATCTTTACCTACTATATTAGTAGTCTGATCATTAATTATAAACTATTTTTCTATCTATTCTAATGCTTTAGTATAATTCTTAGGTAATTTATTAGTTGTTGATGTTATTGAACTTTCATTGCCTTTATTGTCTTGTTCTGTTTTATTAACATTCTAACTCGGAGTACTCTAAGATTTAGACAATTCCGCCTAAGTTTTATTAAATACATCTTCTATTGCTCTTAAAGCAACTTTAGCTTTATCGTCTCCAACATATTGTTCACGTTCAATCCACTTGCCATCTTTATATACTTTATATTTTTGTATATCTCTTGTACCAACTCCTGCAAATTTCTTAGTAAGCACAGGTGTAGATTCTTCTTTAAATACCTTAGTATTAGGATCATATTTATACCATTTTTCAGTATTTAAATCAAATACGTGTGTTGGTTTATTTAACATGATACCTAATTGTACTGCGGTATTAGTACCGCCAAGAACACCATTATTTGTAGAATTTATAGTAGATACAGCAAATACTCCATCAGAAGACGATACCTAATAGAAATTACGTACTTGTAGGTTTCCTTGGATAGTATCATCATAGCGTTTCCCGAGTAATTCAAATATTTTATTTCTAGCATCGTCCATTTGTTCTTTAGATAATACTGCAGCTTTAATACCACGTTTATTTAAAGAACTAGATAATACTTGGTTTCCTTGATCTCTGTAATGGTTTATTTGTTTTACACCAGCTTTTCTTGCATAAAAATCCCAAGCTGTATCTGCACCGTAAGCACCTCCAGAATTCATAACAACTTCATCCATGGAATCAAATCCAAGATTATTTTCTTTTGGTTCTGGAGTTGTTGTATTTGGTAAAGATTCTATTGGAGTATTATTAGGTTCCTGTGATATTAATTCTGTTAATTTCTCATAACCAGTTTGCTGTAATAACTCAGGATGTTCTTTTATTATTTCAGCAAGACTATTAATATAATCTATAGGATCGTTTGTTGTAGCTGATTCATTTAACTACAATTCATTTGAAGGAGTAGTTGTGTTAAACACATCAGAAGCCATCGTGTTTTCAGCATAATTAAACTTCCAACCATATTCATATATTTTCTATTTATGACCAGAATCGTAACCTCTCTTCTTTAACTAAACATACACAGGACAACGTAAGTTTTTGTCAGCATTTCCGACATATGTCAAAAGTCGATATAATATAAAATTAGATGGATCGTTTCCACGAACACCCGGTATTCTTACAGTGACATATTTTGGAGCTTTACTTCTAACATTTATACCACCAGTAACCAATACGTTAGTGTCATTATATATTATAGTACTTTCTTTAGTTTTTCCTGACAATCTTCTTGCCCACCTATAATCCTAGAAATTGTTAGCCACAAGATCATCAATATCCATATCTGAATCAAAATTAGACTATGTTAATACGTTTTCAACATAACTTGACATACTCTGATAATCGGTATCTATTTCTCCTCTAATCCATGCTGGCGGAACGTATTTAAATAAATTGTTCCATCCTGCATATTCACCAGAAGTCATATAAGCATATACAATAAGATCTCTTGCAAAAGCTCTTACAAATTGATCGGAATCATTTAACAAATCTTCCCATCCATCTATAAGCATATCTGAATTAGAAGAACTATCTCCAACTTTATCAGCAATAGCTATAAAAGCAGGTCTATCATATCTCTTACCATTCACTAATACCGGTTCTGATTCCTGAGAAGAATAAATCTACTGTATTAATTGATTATTGGCAAGTCTTTTATATTTGTCATTCTGTCTTATAGCAGCATTCAACATATTAAGACGTCTAGCCATACATCTTTTTCCTACGAATAGATTAGTTATATCCTAATCAGTCATATGTAAATATTGCTTAGCATAATCTGCAATATATTGAGCTTTAATTTGTGTTTGAGCAGCTTTACTAATTGCTTCAAGCTGTTTAACATTTAAACTTTCACTTTCAGGATTAAGTTTATCATAAATGTCTGTAATGTATGCTATAAATGCATTATTTGCATTAAATGTCTAATTACCAAGTATAGTTAATGGTAATGTACAAGCATAGTCAGTTTTACTCTTAATCCAAGAACGTTCCGCAAGATTATGTAAAGAATCCATATCCCACAAAGAATCTTCATTTTTTCCATAGAACATTCTATAAAAATCAGCTCTATATTTATATATAGCTAAAAATGATTTACCATGTTTCTTAGTGTCAATTTTTGTTTTCTATACAAGATTTCCTAAAGCTATTGAATATTTTTCAAGGGTTTTCCAAGCATAGAATACATCACGTTGAACTTCTCTTACATTATATTTAACTCCTCTTACTGTAACTTCTTTAACACCAGGATGTGTAGCTATTTCTTTAAGTACATCTTTTTTATCTTTAATCATATTAACAGCACTTATTTTCTATAGAGTGTATCTTTGATCACCTTCTGTATAAACCTTAAGTACATCTTCACTTACTTCACTTTCAAGTAACCATTTTAATACAGCATTTGCTACAGCTTCTTTTTGTGCACTATAAACAGTTTTAAATTTGTTTTCATCTCGCATAAACTCACTATTAGCAGAATTACTTGCATTAGCCATGTCTCTAATTATAGGCTGTGCTAAGAACCACATTGCAGTTTCACCAAATCCGCTACGTATAAGCAGGTTAGACATATTATACGTAAACTGATTAATGTTCATTTTACTAATATAAGGGTCTTTTACAATATCCACGTGAGCATTAATAAATGCAGAAATCCAAGAGTCTATATAATTATTGTCAATATCTATAAGTTTATCAAAATTAAGAATTCCTACAGATTCTGTAAATGTATTACGTTTAAAACTTACACCAAAACATCTAGTCATCACCTAACTAGTAACATTAAGAGCATAAGGAGCTATACCTAATTTACCTGTTATATAATCATTTCTACGTGTAACTTGCTCGTGTAATGATCCAAAGTTATATACCCTAGATTTATTAGAACCTTGTTCTGGTATCTATTTTGCTATATCAGTAGCCAAATCAGTATCATTATCAATAGACTTGTATAGAGAATGAATTGAATTCTCTGTATCTTTAAGTAACGTCATCATTTGATTCAATATATTATTCTCATGATATTCAGCGCTATCTGGATCAAACTGATCATGTGATACTGTCTTTCCATCTTCTGACTTCTTATAGTTAAATGACGCCAAATAAAGGTGATCTATATCAAAATCGGAACCAGTTATCTTTGTAAACTCTTCAGGTAATATTATAGTAGATTTAACAGCAGGTATCACATCTACAAAACGTAACGCATGAATAGAAGATTGTGCCTGTGTAGGAATACGGTATCCAATAGTATTAGATTTAGCGCCTTGTCCTATAATACCGTTGTCTATAAGCCACTGTCTTGCTTCATTAAATGACAAATCTTTAGGAAGTATGTTTTCAAAATAATCAATAGATATCACAGCATCCATACTATGATCTTCATTAATCATTTGGAGTTTTTTACCACCATTTATACTAGGTGCCATATCTTTATCAGACTATATACTTCCACCTTCTGTTTGTGAACCTTCTATAGCAAATACGGAACGTTGTACAAATGAATTACCTGGAGTAACAATATCTATTATTCTTTTATTTATAGAAGATATTAATATACTTTCAATCCATGTAGAATCAGAAGTAGCTGCAATAGGACATTTAAAGTTACCGTGTTCATCCAACTATAATGCTTCTATTAATCCTCTATTAGCATTTCTAGAAGAAAGCTGACTAATTAAGTAATCGCTTAATTTCTTATTGTCAACTTTTCCGTTTTCATCTATACCAAATTCTTCTTTTACTTTTTGATATCCTATTTCAGTAAGTTTATTAATACTTTCCATCAAAGAGTCAAGAATCTGCATACCTGTAACTTTTTCACCAGTCGTGTTACTTATATAATTGTCTCTAGCTGTACGTAAGTTCTGTAACACTACTTTTACCATCTGAGTACCTAATGCAGTCGTATCACCTTCCTCAGGATCTGTATTCTGCTGTCTACGCAAGAATCCATAATCTTGTTCATATACATTAAATGGTTCATTTATGGAAGTTCCATCATATTCTACAGCTCCTTGTGAACCAACTTTTACAGCAGACGTCATAAACAACATATCTACTTTTTCATTAAGCATCTTGTTGTATATTTCATGCATGTTACCTGTAGAAATACAAGGAAATAACGGAAACAATGCAAATTTATTATAATACGCTACGGCAACGTCTGACTGATCTTCTCCATTTAATGTGTGATTTCTAAATCCATATGCAGTATATTTAGTAGAAACTATGTTTACAGCTTCGTAAATATCTTTATATGCTTCAGATTTGTCCATCCAGCTATATTTGTCACCACTTCTGAGTATATCAAAAGCCTTTTTAACTCTTCCAGTAAGCGCTCCTCCACGTAGACGTAATAAGTTTTCACACATCTAATCTGTTATATATGCAGCACCGTCAGCAACATTTATACCGCCAGTATACGCTTCATAGAATTGATGGCCTTTTTCTGCAGCTTTTTGTAATGCTTTCTTATCATCATTAGTAAGTCTATCATCATTTAATAATTCATCAACAGATTTTTCATATGCTTCAATCCAACTATTGCTTCCAAGATTATTTTCCATTACAATGGCGTACATATCTCGTATTGCACTATCTGTGAACATTTTATCTAATCGGTTAAATATATCAGAAGACGATTTAACTTCATAATCTTTACATTCAGCACATCTATATGAAGACTTCATGTTTGGAAGATTTTCCACGTTATCATCTCCTGTAGAGCACATACCACCAATACGTTTTTGAATATCAAACGTGCTATCTTTAATATGATCGCCTTCATATAATACTTTAAATAAAGCAGGGTGTCCGCTAAAACATCTCTGTACTTCTTGTGAAGATATTGTTGATTTAGTATTAGTGTCACTTAATATTATTGCAATTGCTAAACTTTTAGCTATTTTAAGTCTTGTTTGTTTTGCAGGACCATTTGGTAATTTCTACCAAGCCTCTGTAGATTCAAATATTCTATTCGCAACATATTGTACTTGATCTTGATTTAACATATATGTATCAAGATTTAACATACTATATTTTGAATCTTTTGATATCTTAGTGTCATATTTCTTTGTAGTAGAGTTGTATTCACTGACATCCTGTTTGGAAACTAAACCTAAATCTATAGCCTTTTGAACTTCTAATCTGTATTGGATATTTAAAGTATATGCCATAGTAAGACGCTGTCTTTCTAAGAACTATTCATCAGTTTCATCCTAACGTTTTTCAAACAAATATTCATTTGCTAATTCCAACATTTTCTTGCTAGATTTAGTAGAATCATTAAGGTTTATAGTTTTGAACGTTCCGTCTTCATTAAACATAGGATGATTATTTTTGTCTAGCTGCACAACTTCAGTCAATGATAAAAATCTTGTTCCATTTGGTTCTACAGTTACAGTTTCACCATTTATCTTAACTTTATTATTTGTATGATAATTTTTTATATAAGCAGGTTTTGGAAGTATCTTACGACCTTGTTTAGTATAACCAGGAATATCCTCGTCTTTATAACCAAGATCTTCCATACATTGTTGTATAGCAAGCCTTTCTCCCTTGGCGTATTCTAGCATTTGATCAAGCACCTAATTAGATGGACGTATATAGGCTTCTCCATTACGCCACATTATTGTAGGTATATTTTCAATAACGCCAGATTTTGAATATTTCATACCAGGAAGTTCTATACCAGACAAGCACATCCAAGTACCTTTATCAGCAAGTGTTGGAAATATTAAGAAACCTTGTTGTGTCATAGCCATTTTAGCCATGTAATCATCTACAAGAGGTTCGTTCTTATATTCAGTACCGCCATCTCCTCTGTTATCAGTCTTAGATCCTACATATATATGGGTATTTATGTTAAACGGAACATTATCGTTTATCATCTTCATTATTATAGAACCGGAAGAGAATCCATCAGATGTATCAAGATTATATCCAAATTTCATAAGTGTATGTACAAGTGGATTATTCGGATCTCTTGTATTGAGAGCATTTACAATATGAGATATACTATTGTTTTGAGATACTGCATGAAGTTTTTTACCATTCAAACCCAATGTCATAGACTCTATAGTATTTCTATTATATATACCCTGCTGATTTCCAAGTTCTTTTACAAATCCATTTTCAGTATAAGCTTTATTTACAAGTTCTTCGTCTATACTACCATCTTGTTTAACAAAACTATACAGTCTATCTATAAATGAACTAATTCCATCCACACCCTTATCTGTTAACAGTCTCTATAATGCTTCAACATCTGTACCACAATATTTTGTAGACAACATGTTATTAAGTGCGTCTTTAGAGAAAATAATACCAATAGTGTTTAATTTATCAATGAACTAAGTTTTAAGAGACTCTATATCATCAAACACAGATTTTGTATATTCAACACCATCTATAGTAAATGATTCATTCGAAGATGTCAATCCATCTCTAAGCTCCTATATAAAATTAGCAGTTCTGCTGAATATATCTGTATTATTAGCACCTCCCATACCTTCTCTAAATACAAGATGTCCATTCTTATCACGCTCTCTTCTAAACACAGATACTTGACCCGATACTAAGAAAGAAGTCCATTGTTTAGAGTACATACGTTTATCTCTATCCAAAGAACTAGAACCTACTGTTATTTCTTTGCCGTATTCCTGTTTTCTAGATACAGCTGTGATAAAATCTATTTTAAGACCCCTAAGAGCACATAATATAGATGTACAATAAGATTCTGCACTATAGTTTATTTTAACACTTCCGTCTTCATTATGCTTATAACACTGTTCATATAAACTATGGAATTTATTATACACATACTTATACATTTCTCTTCTTTCTGATAATCTCTTTAATTCTTTATCGAGATCTTGTAAAGAAGAACAGTAATGTAAATCATTAACAAGAGTATTAAATACTTCTGTCATTGGCATAAATGTTGGAGATAAGAATTTATTCTTGGACAAATCATAATCCAATACCTTATTTCCATCTTCATCATTATTCCATCTTAAATATGGTACAGTAGATAGGAAAAACTTTACGTTTTCTGGAAGTGAATCAAGTTTAGACGTTTCAAATGATGCTTTATCATACTAATCTATGTTTTTACTCATAGCTTTTTCTGTCTCATCATCTAACTATTCATCGCTAACAACGTCTTCTATCTTACCAGAATAAGCAGTTATTGTAGATTCTATGTATTCATTTACTTTATCTAATAATATGTCAAGTTTAGGATATATTTTTGTGTATCCAGTAGCGACACCCTTTTTATTCTTTATAAGTTTGTCTTCACTAGTAAACACTTCTCTAAATGCTCTATGTATATCGTCTATTTCAGATTCAGCAAGACCTTCTCCACACAATTCGTCAATAATATCCTGGGATATATTCTATACAAATTGTGCAGAATTTTTAATTTTATACTATTTAGCATTTATAGAATCAAGATCCATAGAAACAGCTATCCAATAACCAAGAGCATTTACCATTTCTTTTACATCTCCTGAATTAGCAAGATATTTAAAGTCAACACTCTTACCTTTACTCTTTACTGTATAATAAAGATTATCACCAAATAGTTTGTTAAATCGTTTACGTTTACTTTCAGATATCTCTTTATTTGCGTATTTTCCACGATTTACTTCAGATACGACATTTCTAAGATTATATGCATTTTTAAAACCTAACTTCCAAGTAAGCCCTAATTCAAATGCAAACTGCTTAAACCACGCAAAAGGTTTTTTATACCATTTAGCTTGTTTTATAGTATCTTTATTTGTCATATAATCCATATACATATCTGCGTACGCTTCTGCTATCTTTCTATCAGACAATGTCTTACCATTTTTAGCTCTATATGTGTCATAAAACTCTTGTCTAACTTTATCTGGTAACATGAGTTCCATTATTCTATGGAATGCTTCATGATATGCAACGCTTCTAGGAGCATATGTTGATAATTTAATCATCTAATCACAACACAGACCTATAGCGTATCTATCATTTCCTAATTCTTCAAGGTATTTATTCTATACAAATTGTACAAAATCATGGCTACCAAACACTTTATCAAAATAATCATACACTGATTGTATGAATTCATTATTATTTGAATTAGTATTTAATTTTTGTCCGCTTTGTGCAAATGTAAGATTTCCAAGTAATCTAAAATTACGCTTCTTCTGTTGAACATGTTCTTCTTTTACCTATTCAACAACAGCTTGTTTAGTAGTACTTACTTCTTGATTCTTATCAACAACACCGAAGTTATCTATATTTAACTGTGTATATGATTTTCCTATAGCTCTTGTTTGTAATATGTTGTTACGTAACATATAACCTAACCACGTAGAACCTCTACTTCCATCAGTATTTTGATGAGTAAAATCCTCTCTTGTGAATACATATCCATTAGGAAGAGTAATAGAATTAGCACTTGTATTTTTAAATGTTGTTCTAAGTGATGAGAATATAACATCATTTGATGACATGAGATTCTCGTTAAGCAATCTTGCATTTACGTTATTGCTCATTTTAGAAACAACTTTTACTAATTCGTCAAGTTGTGTTTGTATATCATAGGTTTTTTTACCTATTACAACAGTACCGTTTGTATTTAATATAATTCTGTTACTGATGTTATTATATGGAGACAATTTCTTCTAATCAGAAAGATCCGCCATGTATAATCTTTGACGTAACAATCCGTATATATCATAGCCATCAATGTATTTATTTCCTTGTATATATTGTTGCATAAGGTATACAAGACGTTTTGCAGAATCTTCTCCTATATATCCTGTCTCAATAGGTACACCAATATACTGATTATTGCCAGTAGCGTAAAAATAAATAATAGCACCGTTGTTAATAGCAAGATGCTGTTTCTGATATGTATCATCAAAACCTCCAATACGTGTACGTAAATCAGATCCTGCATACACATCATAAGACATAGTACCTTTACTTTTATTTAATGTGAACGCAGCTACACCTATTCTATTTTCTTTTGATGTCTATATAGTATATAAATCCTACTCGTTGTCATGTCCTTTGAATAAGAAGTCTGTAACCGGATGTATGCCAGTAAGTTCATCATATTTAATACTTCCTTTATTTGTACTAAGAGTGAAAGATATTTTTTTATTTGCATCTTTAGAAACTACTTCCAATGCACGTTTTACTATCTTAGAGAATTTACGATTTACATTATTTACTTTACGTATACGATCTATTGTTTCTTCTCTAGAAGATGGTTTATATCCCGGACTAATCAATAATGGAAGATCTGCCCAATTCTTTTTACCATTTTTATCTGTATACTCAATGTATAGCATAACATCTCCCTGCTTAATGTCATAACCATAGCCACGACTATTTGTATAGCGTTTTGACTGTTTAGCTATGTAGAATGATACTTTAACCCTTTCAAGGAAATCAGGTTGTTGAGACATGTTATAATATGAATCGTTGTATAACATAGCGTCCCATGCAGGATTGTGCGCAGTTGTTTCACTATAAAGATCTGTCCATTTCTAAGAAATTCTATTTATAGCTTCGGCTTCACTAGTAGGTGCTTCAGGATAAACCTTATCTTCCTACATTCCAAATTGTTCATTAAAATCTTTTATAAGATCCTACCCTTCTTGTATCTTTTCTTGTAATGCTATTTTTTGTCCTTCATCTGTAACTGTTTCAGAGAACTTTTCAGCATTATTAAGAAGTTTCTAGAAATATATATTCAATAATGTATCGTACCAATCCTATAATACAGGTCTATTATGTAAATCATTTAATACATGATTATACAGAGTATTTGTCCAACTCGATATTGTACGGAATAAACTTAAATATTTTTCAGCATTTCCTGCCACCGTCTATATATTGTTTTTACCTGTATTTGTATTATCTATTACAAAGTCTTCAAGCCACCATTTGCTTACAAACTTAGATATTTGTCCAAAGCTCTTTGTATTCTCGGCAAGTTTTTCCATCGCAGAAGCTATAAGCTCTTCTTCTTTAGTGACATCTACTTGTCTTGCTTCAGGATCTTTTAACACATCGTCAAGAGCAGTTTGTGCATCAAATATAGTCTAATATAACTTAATCACATTCTCATGCTCTACTTCTGTAGTAGGAGTAAGACCTGATACAATATCTAACATTTGATCAAGTTCTTGACACATGAACGACAAACGACCTACTTTATCTTGAATCTCAATAGGAACTATTTCTTGTTTAATAGATACATCATCGTCTACATAGAACTGTTTATTTTCCTCCCGTTTTTGTATAAGGTCATTAATTTCATTAATCTTATTAACAACGCTTTTATAGTTGGATTGTAAGATACTTATGTAGTATACATATTGTTCTTCTGATGGTTGTTCAGTTACATCAGTTAAATCCATTATCTTATACTATTCAGAATTCAACTGACGCACTAAGTTATTATATGTCTCAATTTGTTCATTTAACTCTTTAACAACATTTTCAGCTTCTTTATGTTTTTCAGCTAAAACTTCTTCATCTGACTTATTAGTATCTACATCTATGAAATGTATTTTATCATCTACCTTTTGTACACCTATTTCATTATTTTTAGTAATATCGCATGTTATAGGTAATACTTTTGAAGACTTAACTTTCTGTCCAAACTTATCAGATAATATTTTTTCTATTTGCTGTAGCATTTGTTTTTCACGCTGATGTATGGTATATACTACACCAAATCCAGGACGTTTATCCCATCTAAGTTTAATTGATGTGTATGAAGATAATACATCAATAACATGTAAATTTCCAGCATTGTCTATACATATAATATCTGCTTGTGATGCTGTTTTAGTATTTACATCATACAACATTTGATTTGCACAAATTATCTTATAATTAGCCTTTTCGAATGCGTTTTTTAATGCACGTATATCATCTACAAATTCATCAAATCCTATAAGAGTTCTTGCTTGTTTTGCAGCGTCTTCATTTCCTGTTAAAATACCTAATACAGAATTTCTGGCTATCTGTCCTGCAATAATACTAGCACTAGGTCTGAACATAATCTAATGCGTTACAGCAGCTTCTTCTACACCCTCAACGTTTCTATACTTTACATATAAATCTACTGGGAATCCGAAAGGAGCTTGTTTTTCAAGTTCTGCTTTAAATGATTCATCAGAAGTATTACTTGCTTTAAGTTGTTGTACTCTATATTTAGAGTCTTCATTTCTTATAGCTGGATTATGATCATAAGATTCTGTATTCTTACATATTACTACACCATTTTCCGTATTTACGAAAATATTCTAATATGTAGAAATACCATCTATTATATTATTTCCTTCATTCTATATAGTTTGTTGTATAGTAGAATATAAATCTGTTTCTGGAACAATATTTTTAGACATATCTACATATCCATATTGAGCTATCTCTTCAGCAGAACTTAGATTGTTCAATATATCAGAATTAAATATAGCCTGCTTTGCAGCATATTTACTATATAGTTCTTTTACTGCTGGAAGTACACTGTCTATATCTATATCTTCTGCGATCTCTTTTAAATCTTCCACAAACTGAGCTATCTTATATGTAGATGCCTTGGCTTTCTATAAAAGATAATTTGCAGCTTGTGCTAATTGAGGAAGCGCCGGAATAAAAGAACCATAAGCATTTCGTCTAAGTTTCTTTTTATTCTTTTCATATATTTCTTTAGCCCTAGCTTTACGACGTTCGTATTTTTCTTTCGATTTAGCTAAATTTCCTTCACGTTTAGTACGAGTTTCCTCCCATTTTGTTTTAGGTTCTTCTGTTACAACAGGTGTTCCTATCGGGTCTTCTTTATCTTGTTTTACAGGTTTTGCTTCAGGAGTTTTTGATCTTTCCTCTTCAAGCTGCTCCATATACTTGGTTATAAGATCTCCTTGATAAGCGTCGGCCACCATCCAGTTTAATTTAGCATTTTGTCTGTCAGCTTCTCTTATCTTGTTAACTCGTGTCTTATAATCGTTATTTTTTACTTCTTCTTCGTTGTACTCAGAAGTAGTATCTTCTTTTTGTATCTTTTCAGCCTCTTCTTTATTTCCATTCATTAAGGCTTTAAAATACCTAGATTGCTTGTCTGCCTCCCTTTTATATTGTGTAGGATTATATTCATATTTTCCTTGTTTGTTTTTAACAAGTCCATATGAGAACTGATTTAAATAAGAATCCGTAACAGCTCTATCTGCAGCTAATGCTACACTATTTAATTCTAATTGTTGAGCATTATCTTCATTAACATTTACTATATCTTGTATAGAATTTATAGCATTTAACAAATCAGCATCAGTAGAACCTAAATTCAATTCAGGATCCATTTCCATCAATTGCTATTTAGCTTGTTTGATCTATTCTATAGTACTATTTAATATAGTCTTACTATCTGGACGTTTTGTCTTTAATTTAAGTTTGTTTGATAAGAAGTCAAAGAACTCTTTAGCTGTATTTTGCTGACCTTTAAATTTAAGCAAAGCTTTAAGTCTATTAACAACACGTGTCTTTTCTTTTATATATTGCCTATAATTATTAAGACCTATTTCTTCTGCATCGTTCTGAGCCTATTCTTTTACCTTCTAAAGCTTTGATTTAAACTCAGACGTATTAGTATCCACACCGTCTTTTTTAGCTTGTTCTATAGCTTTATTTACAGCCTCATTGCCAGCTTTTACTCTAGCCTATGATAACGCTAAATCAATTGATATATCTCCACTTCTAGCTGCAGTAATTATATCATCTACAGCTTTATTAAATTCCGTACTTCCATATATACCATTTAATTCTGAGTTGTTCTATGCAGTTTGTGAAGTATTCTATATACGCTGTTGATTTAAATCATACAAGTCTGCTATAGCTACAGCATATTCTTTTGTACCATATTTGATACCCTTTGCCTCTAATTTAGCTTTAATATCTTTATTTTTAGTTAAAGACATTACTCCACTAGCAGCAGCTATTTTATCATCATAATCGTCTTGAGTATATTCAGGCTCTTCTCTTCTACGATCATTCTGATACATACTCACCATTGCTTCTTTTACCTCAGCTTCTCTATTATTCATAGCTTGTTCAGCAAAAGCAACATTGGCAGCTCTATCTAAACGATTTCTTTCACGATTCATTACAGCAGACTCCCTTATGAACTGGTCAGTACGATATTGGTTGTACATATTCTTTACGTTTCCGTAGAAGTTTACAAGTTGTCCAGGATGAAAACCACCCATTCCACCTAATGCAAAACCGCCTTTAACATTCTGCCAGAATTCAAGATCATCATCAAGTTTAGAATTACCAATACCCATTAATGACAAGTAAGCCTCAGCTACTCTTCCACCTTGTGTAAAGTCGTTAAAAATAAGATCACCAAGTGATGCATTACCAAAACCATATTTAGATGCAAAATCTTCTTTAGAGTTCAAGTACTGAACACCTTCTTCTGCACCTTCAGACATAGCCTGCATCATACCTCTACGAGCAGTATACATTCCATATCTTGCTCCAATTCGCATCCAATCTTTAGGCAATAACTTATCATATACCTTTTGGTATTTATTCATCATACGTTCACCGTATACACGTAAGAATTCTTTAGTTTCTGGCGTCAATAATTTAGATCCAAGATGTGCTGCTTCTCTAACGCCTGCACCTGCTGCACCAAATACAGTTCTTCCTCCAAATCCAAAACCTAATGATTCTCCTACTGTAGATCCAGCGCCATATCCAGATTTAAGTCTATCTTTAAGTGTACTAGAAGCTCTTCTAAATCCGTTTGAATATGTACCAGGTTCAGTATCTTTTAGCATTTCCTTAGCTTCTCCAGATACTTTAGATATAATTTTACCTGCTTTTGTCTATGCAACTTTGTTAATAAGTTTACTTGACATTATTTTTTTACCAGCACCATCAAAAATAACTTCTCCAACTTTAGCCATTGGTTTTGTTGGTAAAAAGTTCATAGCTAATTGCACAGGCATTTCACCCATTGTACGTGCATTATCTGCCCAGAATTGTGCTTTCAATCCTTTCGTAGAATTAAGCATTGCTTCACGAAGTCTTGGATCATTATTCTTAGTTAAACCCATTTCAAAGTCTTGAATTACGTTTTTATAATTCTCCTCTGTACTAATAGGTTTGCCTTTTTCATCCACTCCTGAATAAAATTTATCCTTTATCCATTCCTCTGAACGACCTTGTTTTCTCCAATATGCAATACTTTGTCTTTTTAAATCTTCAAGTATATCTGTTTTAGCTCGCGGATCATCATTAAATGCAGAAATAACACCTATCTAATTATATAAAGTATCTTTTCTTTTGTCACCTATTTCTGAATAGTTTTCTGCAAATCCTCCTCTAATTTGTCCAGGAATTGCTAAAGCACTTCCAGTATTTACAATAACTGCTCCTAATTCTGGATATCCTGCCATAGATACTGCAGCTCCTGCTGCAAGTGATCCATATTGCATAGCATTAGAATATATTTGATCAGGAGATGAATTGGAACTTCCTATCATACCTGGAGCAACATACATCCAATAGTTTTTACTAAATAGACTTGCGTTCTGGTTAGCTTCTTTTGCTTGTGTATATGCATCAGCAACTTTAAAATACTGTTGTAATTTATCTTGTACTTTAGCAGTATTTTTATATTGCTCATTATACTCTTTGTTTTCAAGATCAATTTGTTTTAACGTATTATTTGCAATTTTTAAATCCGTCATTAACTTTTTTTGATCTTTCTCATAATTCTTTTGATATTCAGGTGTACCATCATCAATGTTATTCGTATTATGATCACTCATATAGAAATCATATTCTGATAACATTTGTTTTCGTCTAGAATCTTGTACGTCTTTTCTAAGGTGTGCTTTCTATTGTGAATTTCCTATAGACAATTCTTTAAGTCCGTCCCACAATGTCGTAGCAACTGTACGGAAAATACCGTCACGATCACGTACATAATCCATCTTATACTCTTCATCAAGCTACTTTAATGTAGGATCTTGCATCTTTTGCTTGATTGCGTTTATTTGATTATTGTATTCCTGAATCTGTTGTTTTATTTGATCGTATTGGTTTTTAAATCCTGGATCTTCTGGAGATTTTACACTTGCTGATTCCATTAACAACTACTTCTGATTTTCAATTATGTTTATATTATTTTGATAATCAAGCATTTGTTTATGTGCATCAGTTGCAGCTTTCTTTAAATCATTATATGATTTTTTACCAGTTAATTCTGTTAAATGTACTCCAGTTGCATCATTAACCAAATCGCCAACCATATTGTTGACATTATACATTTCTTTGAGAATCCACCTTCTAGTATCCCAAGCTCCTTCTTTATTATGCTGAGATTTTACAACACCCTTTGCTAAACGTCCTTTATAATCATCATTGTATTTAGCAAGTTCGTCAACCCAATCAGTAAAACTTTTTTCGTAATTTTCATCGGCTTTTTTTGATCGTGCTTCTTGTTCAGCAGCGTCTTCGGCTTCTTTTTTAGCCTTCTTTTCTTTCATTTCACGATCGTACTCAGCATATTCTTTTCTGCGACGCTCTCTAATTTTGTTTGCTTCTTGTCTTTGTTCTTCAAGAAACTCTTTATATCGTTTTTCGGATTCCTCCTTTTCGTTTGCACGTTTTACAACTTGCTAAACATTACGTCTAGCTTTATCCATAGAAGAGCCCCCAGGAACTGTAAACTTCTTGGGAGCTATTTTCTACATTTCTTCTAGAGGATTTATTATTTTAAATCCATTGTTAAAATTAGGCATTGTATTTATATTTTAATTAAAATTAAGGTTCCTAATATTTTGGTTTGTATGTATAATCTTTCTCAAATACTTCCATCTGATAAACTATATCAGAACCATTACGTCCTACAGTAACTGTATTTTCTCCATCCTTGTATTTAACATATCCTGAAATAAAGTATCTAGTTTTTCCACGAGAATCCTTCTTTGCATGAATTTCTCCAGATGGAACAAATGCATAATTCTTTTTAAGACTTGCATTTTCTATAGTACTTCTACTAGGCTTGTATCTACCATATACAGATTTTGTACTATATAACAGATTATTTATTTTATTAGATGGTATTTTATAATAAGTAAATCCAGACTTATCATATTCTTCTGATATGCCAGAACCAGGTGATGAATTTATCTTAAGATTACCGGTTTGTCTTGTATCATAATGTACAGATCCATGTCCTGTGCGGTCAGCTTCTCTAAATATGTTTTGGTATTCCTTATTCTTAGTATTTTTAGCCTCATCAGCATTAGCTGCATGCTCACGAATACCTTCATTTGTTCTAAATCTAGTTAAAGCAAATTCGTCAGCTTCTTTCTCATTGTATTTACGTTTAGCTTGAGAATGAGCAACATCTTTCATAAATTCTTGATCCGCCAAAGCATTTAACTGATCTTTAGTTAAATTAGGATTATTATTACGAACACGTTCTTTTACCACATTGTAATAATAACCTCCAAGAGGATCATTCTTTAAATACTAAGCTCTATCCTTTGCTATATTTAAAAGATCATTCTCATCAATACCCTTATATCTATATCCACCTTTATTTCCTTTATCACTAGCTTTCATGCCTTCATATATAGGATCTGAAAGCTCTGTAAGTGTTTTATATTCTTCTGGAGATGTTCTAGTCCATATACCATTATTAAGAGTATCATAGTGTTCAAAATCAGGTAATCCTAACTGCTACAACTGATAATCTTCATAATCTTTATTATACTTACGCCTGGCCTATAACTCTGCTCTATTTTTAAGGTATTGTTTTCCTGCTTCAGCACCCATTTTTAACTATGCTAACTCACCGTATGGTACTGATGCTATTATTCTCTATATCTCTGCACGTCCTTCGGGAGATCTAAGCATATCTGGACCATATTTAGACATAGCTTCTCTAATGGCACCGTTTGTAAGACGATCCCAATTAGCATTATCTTTTGCAAATGGACTATAAAAGTCTCCATACTATTTTACAAAATCCTTCATATCTTTAACACCCTACATATAGTCTTCACGCATAGCGTTTACATAATTTTGCTATGCTTGAAGTACCATATTCATTGTAGTAGGATTAAAGATTTCATCCATTGAATAAACAACAGGTTGTTCTTGTCCTAATATATTCATAATTATTTAGATTTACGAGAGTTTATAATGGCATTTTTAAAAAGATCATCATAATTGATTTTAAAAAGATCGTCATAATTATTTCTAAAAGTATCTTCATGATTGCCATAAGGTGTCAAAAACCTGTTCTAAATACCATTTATAACTCCAATTTTATCAATATCTAATTGTTTATTATACAGATCTAATATTTTATTATTGTAATCCATAGCTCTATTGGATTGTCTTGCATCATACATGTGCTTAGCAATAGTATTAAGAATATTAAGTTTACCTTTCTGTGCATTTTCCATTCCTAACAATCTTCTAGCCACAGCTTGTCTATAATTTTCTTGCTGTGTTGCGAGAGCCTACTGCTATCTAGATGCAGAATTTTGTCCTTCTGATAATGCAGCCTGTGCATACGCAGCTCTGTATTTATTATTTATATCATTTGCTTGACTATATACATCTGCAAGATTCTTTGCATATTCAGTATTCTGAGCAACCTACATTGCCATCTTCTAACCTTGTGTAAGTCCACCAGATTGATTTATATTATATAATCCTTGTCTGTATGCATCTTTTATAGAATTTATCTGACTTGTAGGATCAAATCTCATACCTGCAAGAATATTAAGAGCTCTTTCTGCATTTGGATTGGCAATGTATGAATTATCAGCATGAGGAGTCATATTCTTATATATGTTGTACTGTTTTGACGGATATGACATACCTATTATATAAGGACTATATTCTCCTGCCATATTTAATGCGTCTTTTGCAACAGAACCTATTTTATTCCAATCTATCTTTCCGTGAGCATATCTTGCATTAGGAACAGCATTTGTAATTCTATGTTGATATTCCTATCTATCTGTTATTCGTTTCATTTCCTATAATATATCTGCTTTTGATTTATCTATTTGCTGCAAATTAAGTTGCTTAGTTTGTTCGTTGGAGTATTTATTGTTCTGAACACTTTTTGCAGTTTTATTCAAATGTTCAAGTCTTTTTGTAAATGGCGCTATTTGATCTGCAAAACTAACTCCATTTGACCAATCTTTATCATTACCAGCTATTACTATTCTATCACCATCTTGAGCAACTGAAGGTTGATTATCAACACGTTTTGTACCTTTATCTACATACGATGCCTTACCTTCAGTATAATCAATAATAGATTCACCTTTTCCAACAAGGCTATTTACTGGAGCATACTATTGACCATCTGGTGTCCATGTCTATTGTGACATTTTACCATTATCATATTTTGATTTTATACCACCATCTTTACCACAATTATATATACTAGAACCTTCATGCGTATTTTCAGCAAATTGATTTCTAAGTCCTTGTGAAGATGCCTGTGCGAACTGCTGATCGTTATAATTACTCTACATTTTAGATACGTTTCTAATACGTTTACGTAATTCATTTCTACGTTTACGTCTTCCAAATAACGATCCGAAGAATCCACCAATACCTCCAATTAAAGCTCCTATTCCAGTACCAAGTGGACCTAAGAATGATCCTACAGAAGCACCTAAACCTGCTGCATTTACTGCATTACTTATCTAAGATGATTTTTCTTTAGTATTAAAATATTTTGTTTCTGCATTAGTATCTATACCACCATAACCTTGATACTAAACACCATTTACAGATTGATTAAACTTAGAAGATCTATTTAATAAATCTGAAGCAGAAGTTACATTATTTTTCATTCCTGCAAATCCACCTATTGTATTGTATAAACCATAAGCAGTTCCTAATGCAGACAATGCTGTACTAGCAGAACCTAATATAGATTTTCCAGCACTTGAACCTATATTTCCTGCAGCAGTTCCTGTATTTAATCCAGCTTTTGTCATTGTCTAGGTAGCATTACTTAAAGTATTTGCTGTACTTTTAGCAAAATTTCCAGTAATATCGCTCATTAAATTACTTGCAGCAGCATTAACTCCACCTAATGTTGAAGTAGCTATAGGACTTGTAATACCAGCAGTCGTTGATGCAAAAGCTGAAGGTATTGCTGTTTTAGTAGCAGACTTAAATGTATCTTTAAGTAATGTTACATATGGAGATGCTTGAGATAAAGCATTTGGTAATATATTCTATTTTATAGTCTGTGTTTCCGGATCAATGCTTTCTCCGGGCGTTACACTAGATATTCCAGGATTAAAATAATCTCCCATCTAATAACCAGAAGCGACAGGTTTATTTGCCAAATCATATCTAGGTATCCGTTTATTTCTTTTATATTGTTGTAGTCTTTTACTACGTAATTTATTATTTTTCATTAGTTATATGATTGTCTAAATTTAGTTATTATATGGGAAATAGATGAATTCTTAGTTGGATTATAATCTGTAATTGTTTCTATCATCCATTTGCCTCTCATTCTCTATCCATACTATTCATTATATATATTATCCTCAGTTAGATTGTCAAACTAAGCTCTAGGTATTGGATAATTTATATTTCCTTCTCTGTTTGTTATTTGTGAAAATACAGTCCCTATTCCAAATGATGTATTATATAAATCAGTAAAGAACTAATACTTTTTATCTATAAAGAATTCACTTTCTGTATACTTTTTATTATAAGAAGCAAATACTATTTGTTGATTGTCAAATACTTTCGTATTAGATGGATTTGTATTTATAGCGAATTTTATGCACATTGGGCTTACTATATCCCCATTCTTATCATTTGAAAATGACTATAAATAAGTTTCCATATTATTTTTACTTTCATTAAAGCAAACAACATCCTTTTCAAACTATAATGTTCTTGAACACTTCCTATTAGGAAGTGAATATATAGAAGTTGCTATATTATATTTGAGATTAAATATTAATGCTGCTTGTTTTAAATTAAATTCGTCACATTTTATAGGTGAAAACTATAATTCTTCATGAATTTGATCATAAGTTAATGACGGTATCTCTTCTGTGTTCCAATCAAAACTCTTGTTCAATAAATTCTATACATTTTTATCTTCACTATAATTAAATACTCTATTATTCTAACTACATACTATACATTTATTGTATCTATCTAACCACAATAATATATCATTTGCATATATCTTACACATATCTTTAGGACTCATTCCAAACTATGTGCTAATATAATCGGCTCTCTATAATACTCCACCTTGACCTAATTGTACAGTATTATTATTATTGTCTGTGACAAGAGATCTTTCATTTACTGAAAGTTTTCCAAATGCATAAGTCTACCAAAAATATAAAATATCTTTTATTGTTAAAAGATCTGTTATATCTCCATATTTAGTATCTACATCTATAAAATTAGAAGCTTTGAAAATCTACCAATTATCTATATTTTCACCGTTGGTTTTTAACTATGAATAGAATATACGCTATTTGAACTATTTATCTTTATCTTTTTTGTCGCTATCTATATTGTATATATTATTACTTGTGTTATTGTCTGAATATATAGCATTATATTGATTCAAAGGTCTATCTTGACTAGTAATTCCAGTAATGGTACCTGGCTCTAATTGTAAATTAGCATTATTAGTGTTTCTATAATTCATACCATAATCAAAATATGTATTTATATTTGTTTCCATTGGTATATGAAATATAGTCTACATTGAAGGTAATGAATCTTTATCATCATTAAAGTCATATGCTTTAAACGAACCTACTAATTCACAGTTCTATACATATGTATCTCCATCAAATACTTCGCAATCTTTAGAAATATCGTACGTATTTCCAAATCCATAATATATATCATATTTTTTATCTTCAGATGTCAATCCTGAAAACTGTGAAGCTTCATGCTATACATTACATAATAATGTACCTAATGTATATATATTTTGAGTTGAAGATTTTATAACTTTATTATCTATATAATCCTAATTTAACTTATGAGATATTAATGTATTTAATGGATTATTAATAATATTGCCAATATTTACACCTATAAGTAAACATTGTGGGCCTGGACCTATAGGACCATATGCTTCCCACGCTCTTTCCCAGTGTTTTGTTTTACTATCATGATTACCAGTATTTGTAAATTCACATACGTCAGTCCAATGACCATCAGTCCATCCATATTCATTATCAGTTCCTATAGGAATATCATATTTACTACTACAAACCCAATTTAAATATTCCCTACTACCTATAGTAGATATATATGTTTTATACTTTTTTGTGGCTGTTTTTATAGTATTGCCATCATATTGATGATTAGTAAAACCGTCTTCCCAATTTAAGTTTCTGACATCAGATACACTTTCTATATTGTAAGATTTTGTCAAATCCAGCTTATTACAAGTAACCTTACTACATATTATATTATAATCTCCATCACTTATTGTATTTTGTTCAATATTGCCGAAATCATAATCGTATATAGTATTTGTTGTGTTAGAATAATTTATTTCAATTACTTTACTACTTTTGTTTACTTTTTTATCTATAAATCTTCCTCTATCTATATAAATAAAGTCTCCAAATTTAAAATCAACTATTTTGTATGCTGCAGTTCCTAGATTAGACATTGTTCTAATATCCAAAAATAATGGAGAAATAGAACCCGGACTAAGTTTGTTATTTAAACTTAATGTGGCGTTTCTATAATCTTCATAATAAAACAAATCTTTAACTTCCTCGTATGTATAATTTAATTGATTGTTGATTTTAATCAAATCATCATATATATATGATATAGGATTTAATTTACAATTTAAACCTTTTATTTTCTGTAGAGCATTTTTTCTATATATATTTATATAAGGGCTGTGTATTAAAAATAATAACGTGTCTTTATTATCACCAAATAACTTTTCGGATTCTGCGTTTGTCATACTTTTTGGCCAATATGAATCTTGATTCCTACAAGTTTGTGTTACACATTGTGGTTGGCTTGTTATAAATCCTGTTGGATAAAATGGAGTTAAGTTACCTTTAACTGTGTGCTAACGTACAGGTCTTGATAAGACAACCTACATTACATTTTTTGTACATTCATCTGATTTTTCACATCTCACTATTTCATAACTAACAATTCCTTTTTCAATCAAGTTTTGTTTAAATTCAGAGGATAATGTAAATTCAACACCTATTGTATTTGCATATCCGTCACTTATCAAAGGACAAATATTTATATTTGGAGTTCTTATATCAGCTATCCACTAAACATTAGATCTACTTCCATGTTTATTAAATAATATAATTCCGTATCTATATACTTCATCTCTTTTTAAAGATCTAGATAAACTAGAAGCATATATATTATTACAATCTATTGTTTCAGGATCTGGTATATTAATACCCTAATCTTTCCAATAATGTAATATATTATACGCTTCTTGATCACCATTATTATTTGTAATTAATTTGACTTCGAAATCATATTTTATAGTATATTTACTTCCTTCTGGTTTAGTATTATCATATGATACAGTTTGTTTAATATATCGTTGTATTAAATCGGACGGCAGTACAGTATTATTATCAAGAGAAGTCCTGTTTACAACTATTCTCCAAGATATGTTACTTCCACTTCCTCCATAATATCCTTCCCAGTCAACGCACTATCTAACATCTCCAGTTGAAGTAGATATTAAATTATTGTTATCATATGTTCCGTTTATATCGCTATATGGATTTATGTAATCTTTTTGTGAAAACTAAGCTGTTAAATTCTATAATGTTTGTTTTTTATCTTCAGGTAAAAATAAACAATTCTCTACACTATCATTTTCAACATACGAAACATATTTCAATTGTCTATTTAAAATAGAATTACAATTTATTCCAAACTAATATGATTTAAAATCAAAATCTTCATTTAACTATATTATAGTTTCATCTTTTATATTAGCTGCAAATAAATAATTCTAATTCTATTCTATTACGCCTGGTACTATTTGTAATCCATTTAAAGAACTAAATTCTTCAATTGTTAAATCCTATAATGATTTTTTACCAATATCATTAAAATAAAAATCATCAGAATAATCTCCATCATATATAAGCTGCACTTTAGCATTATCGTTAGCTTTTATATATTGAACTCTATATATCTAAACTTTGTCAAACTATATTGCATTTTGAGAAGGAATATGAAGTCTTAAACCTATAGATGTTGTAGTATCTTCAGCATTACCTTCTTCTTTATTACGATAACTATCAATTATTTGTATTTTATTAGTCAATGGAGCTAATGTACTGCATGAACAATGTTTTTTATATAATCTATATGTATACTAAACTTGCGATGTTTTTAACTGTCCTGATATTGTTTTAACTATTTCCATTTTTTTATTTGGGAAATAATTATTCTACATAATATAATTTATATCTATATAGTCATTCTCATCTTTAAGTTTCTTTAAATAATCCGAATCTTCTATATTTATAGATATTATTTTATGTTTACCATCAGCTATATATAATATAACTACATTATCCTATTCATAGTGCAATAATGTAGACATGTTATAATTAACAAGACTACATGCTTTGTCAGGAAAATAACCTTTTATTTTAAATAATAACTCTGACGTTACAGTAACAGTATTTTGCAAAGATTGTTTTATTAGTTTATATATACACAAATCTTCGCTTTTCTTAAACAATAATATATTTATGTCACCGGAATTTATTATCTTATAAAAATAATCGTTCGCAGAATCTACATTAAATTTATTATATGTATTTACATTTGTTGGATCAGGGACATGGAAATCATATTTATTTGTATAAATTGGAGATAACAATCCTTTCTTTTCAAAAGAATTTCTATTGGTCTACATATCTGTTTCAATAGCAGTAGATCTAATATTAAGTCCAAACAGATACTATGTAGATTTTATAGAATCAAAAGCAGTATCTGTATTCATACCTTCAACAAAGGTATTTATATGTAAATTCTAATTAGTATCCATAATAAAAATCGTTATATACTGACTGTTGTACACCTATATTGTCAAAGAAGGTCTAATCTCCGTCCCAATCGGGTATTAGTTTATTCCAGTCTCGTTTAATGTTCTACATATCATCAGCTGTTGGCATCATTGCCTCTGCATATGCCTAAGCACAATAAAAATTCCACTGTTGTCTTATATAGTTGTACACGTTTCCATTATTATTAACACCCTTTCCACCTAAATGACCTTTTAAAAACTTAGAAAAACTAAGTTTCATTACAACATACCAATAAATAGCTTCCTAATAAGAAGGTAAATCTGGTATAAGTGGATATCCTCTTTCATCAGTAGCTATTGCTTTATATGACAATTTTATATATCCTTTACTCATATTAGTAACAATCCAACCGGGTTTAATAAAATATTCAGGTTTATTTGTTATACAGTCTATTATTTTATTAGAACTTGTAAATAACTAAGATTGTGTAGTTGGATATTTAAATGCAGAATTGTGCTAGACATTACGCATTCTTTTTGGTTCTCTAAATATTCCAGTTGCTGTACTCATAGGTATCCACGGACCTTTCTTATCTTGCGAATAGGCAACTCCGTCTAAGTGTACTAGATCATCAGGAAGTGGTACTTGATTATCTTGTATTTTTAATATTGGTACATTATCTACGCCAGATTCTTTTCTTAAATACTACATAGGTGCACCAATTTTTTCGATAGCTTCAAATATCCATTCTCTGATATCAGTAATTCTATTTCTAGCTTCACCGGAATCTAAATCCGACATTATTTTTGCTATGACGGATTCACATTTTGTATATTTGTATATCATTTATATTTAAGTAATCTTGTTTATTAAATATTAGTTGAGCTAATTTTCTTTTATTTGTACGAACTAAACACAATTGATATTTATATCTATCAGGAAATGTTCTAGGTATTTTAGACCAATATAGTCTATATTTATACCCGTCAGAATGTTCGTTTAAATGATAAATACATTTGCCATATTCTTTACTAGATTTATAATCTACAGATAACGATTTATTTGTAAGAGTCTTAGGTTGATATTTACCTATTTGTATAAATCCTAATCCATAAGGCATTTTAAAGCCCTCTGAACGATTTAAAATATATTTTAATATAATTTTACACATTGCGTTTAATATGCGCTTATATGTAAGATAATCTATCTCTATTGGCAATGTATTATACATGTCTCTAAACGTAACTGATTGTTTATTCCTGTTCATCTTGTGGTCCATGTGGTTTAACACTAGCTAATGTAGCATTATTACTATCATCACTAGGTCTATTTAACATAAATGATAGTTCGTTTTTAAATATATAATCTTTTATTGGCGGAATAAGCCATGAAGGTATTTTAATATCATCTTCATCTACATCTTCAGAATCATTATCTGTAGCAAGATCTTCAAATATGGCTTTAACCCATATATATTTTAGTTTATTGTTATCACTATTACCTTGCACATAAATATATCCGTCATCGTAATATGCCGTCAATTCTTTTCCAGTGTATTTTCTAAAATACTAGAAATGTCTTCTAAGGTGGTTCATATACTGAATTACACACCCATCTCTATCATGTATAGCTATGATACTATCGTCATCATCGTCATATACATTCTCTAACTTCTATATTGTACGTCGTGTAAAAATAGGACCTTCTCCTTTTTCTGGATCTATTTCTTCTAATTCCAAAGGGCCTTTTTCCCTAATAAAGATATCGTCTATATAATCTTCAAGCTCGTCATTATTAGGACACTGTTGTTTCTATTGATCAAGTCTGTTTTTTAACAACATCTACTTATAGGATTTAATCCACGTAGCTATCTGATGTCTAGACAAATCTTCACTTTCGCTAATGTTATTATTACGTACAATAAGAAGTATATCATCTATAAATTCTCTTAGTGAAATATATGTCATAATATTAATTGTTTGATTCAACTATTCTTACATCATCATTTTTAAGTAGATCATTAGTATTTACAATTTTATACTTATATTTTTTGACTTTCTTAAAATCTAATGTAAATAATCGTTTTATAAAATTCTTTTTGTTTTTATATTCTTTAGTAGTATAAATGTATAAATACTATGTGTTTTCTACATTTAAACCTATACTAACGGTATCTTTGCCTATAGTATAATGTACAGTAGTTAAAGGATTGTATTGTATACTATCTGTATATATAGTATCTTTAACTAATATATCCCCCTTAACCCCCTTACTCTTTATAACGTTTATTACTTGAGTTTGCGTTGCAGCAGTTTTTATCTGCTTTGGTTTTAATTTTAACTCTTTTCTAACACTATCTAATTTCTGTATTACAGAATCTTTAGAATTCTATAACTAATTTATTGTCAACTTTAAAACACTAGAAGCCTACTAAGAATCATTATATAATTCCTAATAGGCTTCAACGTTGTTCTAAGACTATTGTAGGCTTTCTGAAAGCTTTTTGTTTTGTTTATAAGTATTTATACTAAACGATAATAAAAGTCCAACAGAGAGCAAAGAAATAGCCTTAAATAGAGTTTTACGATTAGCTATTAGTTTCTTTAATATTGCTATTATCGTGTTTATCATCTTTATTAAAATCTAAATCTATTCCTGTATAAGCTTCTCCTTTTTTCTTTAAATATTTACTTAAAGATCTCCAAGGTCCATTAGGATATAAAGTATTAAGGTTTTCTAATATAGACCATAGCTCTGTTAAAGTTATAATTACAGTAGCTCCACCTGTTAAAACAAATACTCCAGTTGTTCCAACAACAGTAAATTCCAATAATCTAGCCAATGCTATTATTGCGAATTCAGCCTTTATTTTATTCCAAGTTCCTCTACGTGTTTTACTACTTGTTATCTTACTATGCTACATTTTAGCTATCTATATTCCATATATCATATCCACAAAAGATGTTGCGAAACATGTTATCAATAGACCTATAATTGGAGTAAAGTAAGCTGTCAACAAGGCTCCTGTAGCAATAATTGTCTTTCCTACGAAAGTATTGCCACTAATTGAGTTAATGGCAGTTATGATGCTAGACCACACGTGCCCTATTGATTGCATAAAAGTCATTTTATAGTTATTTTTATTGCTTCTTTTTTATTAGCTTCACACAACATTGAGAATAATTTATTGTATGTATCTTTAGATTCAATTACTTTGCCTACAACTTTGTTTTTACCAACAATAAGACAACCTTCAGTATCCTTTTCTGTATTACCAGAATGTATACGTATTCCTAAAAATCCAGGAACATTTAATAACAAAGGCATTTGTCTTTTAAATTTATTACTATAACTTATAATAACTTTATAAGTACCAGTTGGTATTGCTGTCTATCCATGTACTTTTTTAGATTTGATTTGAGCATCAGTCATAGTTTGTGTTAATCCTCTATCTGTATCTTCAATAGTATCACAAAAATATTCACCATCTATATAAAGCTTTCCGATTGTATATTTGGATTTTTTAGCTATTCTATTTAATGTTATATTCATATTATTTTATATTTAATTGAACAGTACCTTTTTTATCTGGATATTCTTTTACTGATGCAGTAATTGCACAGGTGCCGCTTCCCATAATAGTTATAGTACCTTGCCTATCTATCTAAGCTACGGATCCATTAGAACTACTAAAATCAAAATATTTCTCTGCAGAATATTTATCTACTGTAAAATGATTTGTATATAAACAATATTTTATTGCACTGTTATCTATATTATTTACATAAACATTATTGAGTTTTATTTTAGTATTTGGTCTTAATTCTATCGAAGAAGTATTACCATTGATTAAATCAAAAGCTAATGTTACATTAGATATAGTACTAGGATTATATTTATAATTACGATTTTTATTTATAAGTGATGCGGAAAAATCTATATATGTATTTATTGCCTAATTATATTTACTTTTTACAGAAACTACTATATCACTCTTGGTATCGTTTGTATCATTTTCTGATTTACATACTATAGTACCAGATGCATCTATAGTTGTATTTATAGGATTTCCATCTTTTCTAGAAACATTAAATATAAAATGTTTAGAATTGTCTTTTGTTATAAGGTTTCTTGATCCATCTTTTATATATTCAAAACAATAACGTTTCTTTTTATAGTCATAATCTAGAAGATCATAAGTGGTTTCTGCTCCTATTCCAAAGCTTGATGCAACTTCTATGTTATCTACCATTAATTTTTCCGAATCATCATCTGTATTATCTGTAAGATCTATCAAACCATTAGTTGTAACATCTGGATCATTAGAATTAATTAACATAAATAAATCACCTTTATCTATAGTCATATGTCTAAGATCATCAGTACTCCAACCAATATTATATACTTGTGCTATAAATACTACTTTAAAAAGACCTATCTGTTGATTTTCAGCAGGAAAATAAGCTTCTATATAATCATCAAATACTTTAACTGCTGCCTAATATTCTTTCGGTACAGGTCTAAATTTATTTGAATTTACACCAAATCCATTATATCCAGGAAACCAATGAGGATCCTATAGTCTACAAGGAAGGTTATAACCATTATTATATACTGCAGCATTATAACCGTGACAACCACACTAACCATATACATACTGTGATGGTTCATAATATAAAACATCAGCTGGCTTATCAGTAGGCTAATCTACTTTAATAAACAAACACCTTAACGTTTTGATATTAAGTTTATCGTTTGTCTAAAACTCATCAAGTCTTGTACGAACAATTACGTCATTACCTATTCTTATTTTTTTCATATTAATATTATAAAAAAAGCTAGAACGATGTATACCGTCCTAGCTTGTGTTATCAATCCGTTACGGGATTTATTCTTTTATTGTTTTTATTATTCTGTGGCGCCGTTAACCCAAGAAGAAAGAACCTTTATAATACCTGTTGCAGTATTGGGATTTACAGAATAAATCTCAACAGACTGCTTTGTATTACGCTGGATATCGTCAGCAGCACGATACATATTCTCAAACTCAAGTGTAGCATAACTATACTCAGCATTAAGATCAGTCTTCATAGCTGGCTTAATGATAGGCCATGTGCAGCAACCACGATTAAGAATTCCTTCATAACCCATAGCCTGTGCCTCACGGTCACGAACAAGCTTAGCCTCTGCAGGATAAATCTTACCAGGAGTCTTTGTTATTGTAACACCTGTCGGGAAATACTTATTCTTAGAAGCAAAACCAGCAGCCTCGGGATTAGTGTAATATACATTAACGTTAAAGCGAACCTTATTTGCTACATTAATTGTATCTACACTGTTATCATCATCATAAGGAAGTGCTGTAAGAACGAGAACTGAACCCGTTTTAGATTCACTTTCACCGGTTCCATCTTCTACAGATGCACTTACACGAGCACGCTTATACTGCTTGTTAATGGTATCTGCAAGACCTTTAGCGATACTTGCAGCAGTACAACCCTTCTCAGGAGTATACTCATAAGACTCTGTCCACTTACGGAAGCGTGTAGGAAGATCCTTAAATGTAAGACGTACAACCAGACGCTTACCACCCTCGTTGAACAACTGAAGTGTGTCAGCACTAAGATTCTCGAAGCTAATCTTTACAACGTCTTCTCCCTTAGTAACATCTGAAGGAGCACCAGAAGTAAATGACTTAATATAATCCTTATTAATTACATTAGACCATTTAATTACAGGAACCTTCTCAATAGCACCTGTCAATACATCTACTTTATTAATAACCTGGTCAGATACAAGACCAATCTTAATACGCTTCTCATCCTTAAGTGTAGAAACATATGTACCCTTATCTACATCAAAGAGTACGAACTTATCTTTATCAGCCGTTGTCGGCTTTGATGCTACAATAGCACCAGCATTAGTGTTATTTACAAACACTGTATTTACGTATGTAATCATATTTTAATTTAATTTTTTTCTACTCCCCCTATATTAAAAATTACTAGACCTAACTAGCTGGGGTTTCCACGTTAAAAATTATTCTTGAGTATTTACTTCATTAGAAATAGTTTGATATCTTTGTACAGACGGTATTTGATTTTCTATATACATCTGTGCTGCAATTTTTATTATTTCTAACCAAATATAATCCTCAAAATCCTAATAATCTTTATCAGGATCTGTATTTACAATTTCAGTAGGAACCTTAATATAACCTACAGTATAAGAATCTATTTTATATTTTTTATCTGTTAACAGACGAAAACCATCATTAGTACGAACTCTTAAAGGTCTTGCCCTATGATGACGATAATGAAAATCAGTAAGAGTATTATTTACACGATACATAAAGTTATCGGCAGTACATTCAAATACACAAGTATTCATTTTATTTTCACCTTTCATGTCTGAGATTACAACATCCTCATTCAATACAAACATTAATTTGCCAGGATCTTTTTTCGGATCTTTCGGATCTTTCGGATATGTAAATTCATATGCATCATAACTTGCATAAGATGTTGGTCTTGGTACTTGTAATGTTGCTTCTGTAAATAATTTTATTAAATCTCTTGTACGTTTTTCATTCTATTCATAAGATGTATATTTAGGAGCATTTCCATTAAATCTATCTTTTACGAATTTTACAACTGCTTGGTTGATCCAATACAAAGTATCATCTGTAACAGGTTTCTAAATAGAATCCTATATTTTGTTTATTTCTAGCTCAAATGCAGCTATTAAGTCAATACATCTCATTCTTCATCTTTTTTATTTTGTTCGTTTTGTTGTTTTCTTAACTACTCCTGCTATTTCTTTTTATTAGCTTCAGCACCAGCCACATATTGTATATATAAATCTATGGCCCCTGATACAATATCGTCAAATACATCAATAGGTAATTCACATTCAGTGCTTGTCATTATATCAAAATATCTAGGTTTAGCATAATATGTAAGACCTACTTTTTGGATATTTGTATATCTATCATGTATTACAATTAATGTATATTTTCCAATATTATTTTTCTTCGATAATATTGCGATAGGTTGTCTTAATATTCTTAATGTATTATTTGGTGTTTCAAATAATTTCTATGCATCATTTTGTGATACAAACTAATTAGGTATTATTTTTAAACTCTAATTTGTATTATTTGGTGCTTTAAAATTATATGTATCTGATACTATAGAAGTGCTTCTAACATACATATCAAATTCAGGAGGTAATTCGCACACAATAGATAACGGGGTATCTATAGGATTTGAATTTCCGGCAGCAGTTAATTCGCTTGTTTTTAATAATGTCTACAAAACAGATTCTACATGAGAGGATAATTTAGTTCCTGACTATATATTATCTAAGTTTCGATAAATATCATGAATATATCGATCCTAATATTGATTCAAAAAAGAATATATAGTTTCTGTGTCTAACTTGTCAAATTCTTTTTCAGGAATCATGGTTTGAATCCGCCTTTCGAATTCAATACCCAATTGTCTAGTTTCATTTAATGTCATGCTTCAAGTCCTCTCATATTAAGTTTTGTATTTAATCTTTGAGATTCCACATTCTCTAATGCAAATGTAACAGCTAAACTTATAAGCTCTTCTGCAACAGTGTCATTACATTCAAACTCATACCCCTTTGGAACAATAACTTTACCATTCTTATCTTTCTCCTCAACAAAAGTAAGATAAGTATTTTTTCCTGTTAAATTTTCTTTTACAAAAGTATTTGGTTTTTTTATAAAAGTAACATAAACATCTGTTTCTAAATCCTACATCATTGGATCATATATTACTGTAATTTCATTACCTTCTATGTAACATACTGGAGTTTTTACCCATGGTAAATTTGTTGGACTTATTAAGAATTTGTTCGCAGTATTATGATCTACAAGTTTTACATTAATGATCCTCACTGCAAGCTCATCCATCGGTTTAGATTCTTTTGAAATAGTATGTTCTATACATGAAGATATATAATACAAAAATCCATCTGGTAGGTTTGCTGAAAATGAATTAGCACTGTCTAAAGAACCTGTACATACATCTGTTTTTATTAATGGTTGTAAATCTGATATAGATTTATTATCAGATTCAAAAGAAGATCTTCTAGGATTATTTCCTGTAAATTTCTAAGCTATTAATGCATTATAGGCTTTGTCAAGAATGGTAGCAATCTCATATTCTGTTAATGATGGATATGACGAGGCAACATTAGCTTTGTCATACTCTATCATGAATTTAGTATATATGTCTTTGTGCGTCATATCTCATTCATTTTATTACTTATTATTAGTTTCGTTTATAATTGCAAGCCTGAGGTCCTGGTTCTTTTTTGAATCAAGATATGCGATAGCCTCATTCAATGAGTCTGCAATCATATCTGTACCATAATAATACTGTGTCTTTTCTTTACGAATTACTCCCTTTGCAACAGCCTGTTCCAATATAAATTGTGTTTCTTTTGACTTATTATTTACCCACAAATCAAAAAACTTCTTAGGCTGTTTGTCTATAAGATTGAACAATGTAGACTCTATCAATTCGTTTGACATACGCTCTCCATTTATTCCAAATAGACGTAAACATTTACGCATCTGATCAAGAGAAAGTTTACCAAACTCTACTATAGCATCTCTACGCTGTTTATTTATCTTATTTGCCTCTATAGCCTCAGCCTGACGATTAATCAATAGATAATCTTTACCTGCTGTAAACTTATCAAGAGATGTAGCTACTCGTTTATGTCCGCTAAGAAATTTGATAATCATAGCCTAACGAGGAATAGAGTCATCCAATACCAAAGTTCTAGTTCCTATTTTAACACAGAAATTGATCCAAAAATCACTTGTACGAGAAAGAGTTCCTTTCTCATAACCCAAAGCTTTTTCAAAATATTCTTCGTCTTCAGGTGTCAAACCTGTATAACGCATCCCTGAACGAGTCCAATAAGGAGCTATATAATCATTACATCCTTTATATTTAAGAAGACCAGCCCAAGGGTTTTTCTTTTTAATCTTTAATTCAACTACCATAATTTATAATTAGTGTGTTGTAACGTCGTACACCTGGGGCAATCCCCAGGCTCGATCGTTATTTATATTTATTTGTTTATTTATTACGCGCCAACAAATGCACCTTCAATACCATTCTCAGCGTCATCTGCGTCACAATAAAGAATACCGCAAGACAACGGGTTACGAAGCATAATACCCTCTTCACCAAGGAAGTGTACCTGATAACCATCACGGCTATTAGAACGAAGTGTATTAATGTTATTAGCATAACCAGAAGGAATTACAGAACCGCCAGTACACCACTGTACAAACTCACGACCCTTACGACAAACCTTAACTACGTTAGCCTGACCGTCACGCTGACCAAGGTCTATAAACAAGAATGTGTATGACATCAATGGTTTACCTGTAAGCGGATGAAGCTTACGGAACATCTCCATATTATCAAAGAGAGCACAACGCTTAACTGTAAGCTCTATACCGTTAGTCATCTTATAAGTTGTAAACTGACCACCAAGAGTAAGATCCTGACCAGAGCCAGTGATGAAATGTGTATCAATCATCTGGAAGCTAGCAACCTTCTCCTTAAGAATACGGTCAAATTCTCTAATCGTTTGTGTTTATTTGGTTCGCTAAACCAAATCTCTTTTCGAGCTCTTATTTTCATAAGAGACCAGACTATATCTTCATCCAAGTTGGATGTCTACCATATCGGACTCGCTTGAGCCCTACTCCATATCGGATAGTCGTTGAACATTACATTTACATTTCTATGTAGTTATTTTATAACCTTTCATAGATCCGCTAGGAATAACCACGTTTTTATTTCCATATCTGCTTATCATTGTACATAAGCAAGATTTTTTAATATTAAATACCCTACTAGCATTTTCTAGTCCCAATAGAGTAAATGAATCATTATCTTTAGTAAATGTTACAAGAGTTTTAATAACGCAAGTTAGACCATTATCATATGCCCTCTTTTTGTTTTCTTCTCTAGTAACCCACTCTAGATTTGTAATACTGTTATTTAACTTATTACAATCTATATGATCTATAGTTTCATAATGATTCGGGTTTTGAATATATTGATCAGCTAATACTTCATGTACCAGTCTTCTTTTCCAATCTACATTATATCTCATATATCCATTTTTAATTGTAGTAGATACAAATCTTTTTGATTTTTGATTATATAAACTACCGTTTTTATTTATTAGATATCCTTCATGATCTTTAACATTATCGAACTTTGTCAAATCAAGGTCACAAAATGTAGAATCTATTATTTTTTGTATTGGCATTGCATACTCTTTATTATTTATTCCAATGAGAGCAACTTTACCATTTATATTTTTTACTAGCTTTTTGGTATACCTATCGTATATATTACCATCTATATATACAATATACCTGAATTCAAAACCTCTACATGGTTTATGTAAAGTCTTTGCTGCTGATTTTCTATCGAACATCTATGTATTCGTCATAATATTTTTAATCTAAGTTAATTATTTTAATAGAGTTTCCAGCAATTAAATAGATTTGCTATATAATATTGCTATTATAAGGGGCTAGAAATTAACCCATCTCTCCAGTAAGAGCCATAAACTTACGCTCATTTGTACCAAGAAGATTATAGCAGAGATCGAAGAGGAAGTCCTCAAACAACTCGCAAGTAAGTGTAGTATAGTAACGAATATTTGCGGGAGATACCTGCTCGAACAAGCCTGCAGAAATTGCCACCATTTATATTCAACAGAGTTCGTAACTCCTCTGCCCGTCTCTATGCAGGTTTATATAGAGACTGCTCTATGTTTCCATAGAGATTAGACCATATCAAAGCCCTTGATTTTATATCATCAGTCGGGCTGTTTCCATTTCGGGTAACTTTACCCTACTCCTCCGCCGAGGATGGTCGTTGAACCTTTCTAACATTAATTCTTTCTATAATCCATCCGGTAAATCTACCTGACTTGACTATATTTCCACTGTTTGCATATTTTACTATAGTACCTACTTGATAAGATCCTCCAAAATACTTACAAGCTTTCGCCGCAGTATTAAATTCTAAAATCTCACCTGTTTCAGAGTTTATGAATTTATATTTATACCAATCTCTATTTCCTAGTAAAATAGCATGTTGTGTGTTTTGTTTTGGAGTAACCCACCTTAAATTATGAACATTATTATTTGTTCTATTACAATCAATATGATCAACTTGTGTATACAATTCCGGGTTTTTGTTTTCTATAAAAGATAGTGCTACTAATCTATGCACCATGAATTTTTTATTCCTATCTCCAAAATTAACTTTAACTCTAAGATACCCACCTTTTGAAAAATATGGCTTTAAAAAATCTTGTAAATACTCAGACCATATTCTTCCATCGGAAGATACTTTATATTTATTTTCAAATCCATTTAAACTTATAGGAAATGGTTTTAAAATAATGTCAGACTTGGCTGCTGATTGTCTATTCATCTTTGTTTCCATATGATGTGTTATATAAACTTAATTATAATTATATTTAGATTTTCCAGCAATTAAGAAACTTAAACGCATAAGGATTACGCCTTATGTGCCCATGTAATTAAAATGCAACTTTTTAATTGTTTAGGACGTCCATTTGTACCCTTAAGAGCGTATGTACCATCTGAATTACGGTTAGACTTAGAGAAAAGAAGTGCCTTCTCCTCACGCTTCTTCCACTCACGAAGAGCCTTCCAATACTGATAATCAGACCACAAATAAGACTTCTTACCTGTCTCAGGATCAGTCAAAGCGATTGCCAATACTGTAGAATATGCATCACCTGTAATATCATAAGACAAACGAAGTGTCATAAGGTTGTTACGCATCTTAAACGGAGTCTGATAGTTGATGATATCTGCCTCATCACTGTACTCTTCATAAGCAGAACCAATACGATCTACCTGACGACCAGGCTGGAGATAAATACCAGGAATGTAAGCACCAGCAAAACCTTCTGCTACATAGCACTCATATACCCAAGCATTGCCATCCTGATACGGAGTACCACTTACACGTACCTGGAAATTAATATCATCAAATGCAAGAATTGCACCAGGACCGAACCAACGCTCCTCAAGAGCGATATAAATAGGCTCGCCATTAAGACCAGCTGCAGCATCTGCAGTTACAGTAGCGCCATTACACTTGGCCCACATAATATTTACTGCATGGTCAGCATCAACCATTACAGACCACTCATACTCGCGATTTTCAATAATCATTGTCTTGCCGAGACCTCCAGTAATAAGATCAAGTGCTGTAGATACACCGTCGTCCTTTGTACCAAATACAAGTGAAAGGAGACCTGATACCTGATGAGGATTTGTCAGCAAAGCGTTAGAAATCATATTTTCATCTACCAGGTCGCTAAAACGCTTACCGCGATACAGCTGGAGATTATTAAGCAAATTATTATTCATATTATTTTTATATATTTTGATTAATTTTTAATCAACTGAAGAATTTTGACGCAAGTTCAACGGCTGATTTTGGTTTTTCATCAGCATTATATGTAGAATGATTTCTACTTGAATGCCTTAATATTTTTCTAAGTTTTTCTGTTGCGGATGATTCTCCGTCTCTCTTAGCTGTAGTGATTAATGAATCACCTTTCATAGTGATGTAAGCAGTGGTTAGAAGATTATTAATAAACTTATCCTGATCATTATAATCTTTCTGAAACTTTGATATTCCGTCTTGATCGACATTAAAGATATAATCAGCAAGTTTTGCTCTGTCTGATGCAGGAATCTGTATACCCTGTACAGACTGAAGGTTATTTATCTAATTCATACACTGTGTATAAAACGCCTTCTGCTGCTCTTCCTGTTGCTGCATGTACAACTGCTGTTGCTGCTGTTCATATTCGATCTGCTGTTTCTTAATACTCTTTAATCTAGATAAAGCATCTTCTGACTCTTCTCCAAGCATATCTGCATCTTCATAACGCTCTATCTTATTCTTTATCTATTCATCAGTATATCCACTATATCGAAGCAACTCACTAATCACATTTTTCTGATTAGTCTCATCACCCATATCAATATTATCGTATGATAAAGATGCTTGCTGCTTTCCATAAAAGTCTTCAAACTTTCCGCCATTCTTAACATATTCGTCAAGCTGCTGTACTCGTTCGTCTGCATACTTTGGAACAGAATTCTGATTAACTACTTCTCTTATATAATCAGTTAAATCATCTACAGTTAATGGACGATCTTCTTCTTTAATATCATCCATATTCCAACCAAAAGAATGTCCAATAGCGTCAAAAAAGAGACCAACTTGTTCTGCTTCTCTTACATCAGCATCAGACGGTTCATCTTCATTCTCATCTTTGTTGTCAGTCTCTATTGAATCTTCTTTATGATTGTTATTTATAATGTCCTGTGGAATGTCACTATCGTCATCTTTAGCTGACGGATCAGTTTCATCCGCATTGATATCCTCAGCAGGATCATCTGCCGGCTTCTCTTCCTCGATCACATTTTTGAATTCATTTATTGTATCCATATCTGTTTTAGATGCTCCTTCTGTAGGATCACCGTACACAGAGGTCAATAATGAATCAAATGAGGTCGGTTTCGTATTATCTTTATTCATAAATTATTATAATAATTTAAATTTATTGTTAAATTTTATTTTATTCGCTGTTCATTCAGCGTATTATTTCTTATTCCACTTACTTGCATTTAATGCAAATATAGCACGTTTTCTAGTGAGTGGGTTCTTTGAATGGGTTAATTCTTCGGTAGTCTTACCTGTTCTTTTCTTTGTAGCATTAAATTTTCCACGATTTGCAGGATTTATATGTATGCCAGATTTACCGTGATCAAAAGATTCATCAGGTTTCTAATATGGATATAATATAGGTTTAAGTTGTGGTAAAGTATGCAGATTAATAACAGGTTGATTTACTGGAAATGTTAGAGTTTTTAGTTTCTACGGATCTAAATACGGTACTTCTATAGGTTGTTGTTCTTTAAGGATAGGTTGTACAAATTCCGGTTCATTTGTTTCAGGATTTGGTTGTATTCCCATTGTCTAATTATAGAAATCACGTCTATTAGCGAAATCTTGTGCTACTGCTCTATCTAAGGATTTTAATGTATTTAATTTACCTAAATATTGCGCAGCAGTTTGCCCTCTAAAATAACCTTTAGAACCTAATGCATTTACAAAACCATTTAGATCTTTTGCATCTATTGCATTACGATATCTACTTGTCATTAAATTTAAGTAATAATCTGCAAAATCTCTATCTGAATTAAATTTTCTATAATTATTACTTCCAGGCATTTTTATACCTCCATAGTTATGTTGTCTAGAAATACCAGATGTTCCATATCCAGATTCATGACCGATCTATCGCATTAGGTTGGCATATGCAGCATCTATGTTTTTAACACCTCTTGCTACCAATCCTTGATAAATAAGTGGACCCATTCTATGTACAAAACTTCCAATTTTTCCTCCGCCATATTTAGGTATATTTATCTTTACTGGATGATCTTCCGCATGATCTAAATAGTCTCTCGTTGCATTATAATTCCAATAATTAGCTAACTAAGACATACTAGGTGTGTATTCAGTAAATGTTTCATTCCAATGTCCTCCTGTTATACCTAACGGATTAAAATCGTTAACATAACCACTAAAAGCAGATTCATCTGAAAAAGTAGGATGATGCATGGTTTTACCTATATCACTAAAATGTGCATATGGATCGGCTTGTAACATACGTTCAGCCATGAATGGTTCTAGATTATAAAACGTCTCATAATTATATTGAGGATCATTTAACATCTACATTTCAACTAATGTTGGATCTAAAGGTTTCATGGGAACTTTTGTCCAATCTTGTGCCTTCTTATCAGCAATCTTATCCATCCAAGAGTAAAAATTATTTTTCTTTTTCATACTCAGTTGTTTTAATTATCTATGTCATTGGAATAAATGAAATATTCTAATCTTGAACGGGGCCTAAAAATAATGATTTTTTACTAACATGATTTTTAGGATTTAGTCCGATTTTAATTCTATCAAGATCTTGTTGTATTTGTTTTTTGGATAATTTCACCATGTATGGTTTTCCTGATAAAAGGCCTCGTCTCATGGCATATACCGATAAATCAGGATTACTTAATTCTATCGGATATTTTGTTGTTGGATGTATTTCATAATGCCCTCCATCAGTAAACGGCACAGCATACTTATTCGCATTGTTTATCTATACTCCATAATCACCTACATATGAGCCTTTTCTAACATTTTGTTTTAGTAAATTTAATACCTCTTGTTTTTCTGTCGCAAACGTTGGTAAATTAGGCCATTCTATATCTAAAATAGATGTTGTTTTTGGATCAACATTTCTCGAAGCATACTCCATCCAATTTCTTAACCATTTATTTTTACTAACATTTTTAGAAAAAACATTATAAAACTATATAGGATTTATATTATTCGTTCGATCAACATAATCCTTCCATGTTCCTAATGATACGTTTTTTTGCTAAATTATACTTTTACTGGGTTTAATTAGACTTTTTAATGCATCATTTATTCTATTAAATTGTTGTTCACTTTCAAAGAATTGTGATGAAAATGCACGCAAATCTGATTCGGAAAGTTTATCTGCTAATTTTTCAGTATATTTATGTAACTATCTAGTTGTAAAAATGCCGTTCGGATGCATATTTCCACGAACAATTCCACTAGTTAATAAATCACCATATCCTGAATTATTCAAACCTATTAATCTATTAAGTGTATTTGGTTTATACTCCATTAATTGTTTTCCTAATATTGGAAGTTTGTCAATAAAATTATATGTTAATTTTGGTATCTATTTAATAAATGGTGCCACATTTAAAAAATTAACAAATCCATCGCCATCATTAGGCAATCTGTATTTTTGATAAGGATTAAACAATGTCTAAAATGCAAAATCGGCAGCCTCTCCAGGAATAGATACTGGTATAATACCTTTTACATTAAAATCTCTATGTTTATTACCAGCACGATCAACCCAAGGGATCATTTCAGAATTCTAAAACTAATCCTATGCCATTTGTCTAAGTTGATCATCAGTATACTAAGTAGTGTATCTTTTATTAGTATTAGAACCTACAAAATCCCAAGTAGCTGCATTAGATAAATTACGTTTTAATACTGGAGTTACATCTTCAGTAAAAGCACCATCGTTTGTAGGAGAACTATAATATGTACCATCTGGACGTTGAAATACATATTCTTGATTATTTGTATTCTTCTTTCCAGTATCATACTTAGGTAAATCAATACCCCTTATATCCCAATATCGTTCACCATTCTTCCAACGGTTATATCGTTCTTGAAAATCCTTAATGTCTTTCATAATCAATGCTCTCCAACCGTTTTATTCTTCAAAACTGTCCTAGCTTTAAGCTATTCTCTTTCCATAGCTGCCTTATCTTTCTGTTCTTGAAGTTGTGATTCGTGTTTCATTTTATCCCTCTCAAGTTGTATCTTAGCGTCTTCTATCTCTTTCTTTTGTTTAGATTCATAACGCTTAGAATAAGCATCTTCACGCACCTTCATCTATGCAGTAGCATCTTTAGCTATTTCCATAGGATCTGGTATACCGTTGTTGTTAGCATCCTTTTCTTCAGTACCACGATATGCAGATATTTCAGCTACTGTAATCTTGGTAGCATTATCTTGATCTATCTTATATCTATCAAGATCCATTTGTGCTTCCTGTAACATGAGCTCTTGTTGTTTAGCTTCATTCTACATCTACTGAAGTTGCTGCTGTGCAGCCTGTTCTGCTTCTTGCTGTTGCTGCTGAAGATCTTCCTGCCTCTTCTGCATAGCTGCAAGTTTCTGTTTAATTATATTAAAGTTGTCATTTGTGAGTATTTCTGCAGCTTCAAGAAGACTTGCACCATTCTGCATAGCAGGTTGTATAAGCTGTTGCAATTTCTGTATATTTTCAAGATCTTTAGAAGTATCACTTACAAATACATCCATATCTTCATAATAGAAATCCTAAGCTATATCTAAGAATGCACGTTCTCCATTATCAAATACGTATGATAACCTCTTTTTTCCGCTTTGCTACCAAGCACCTTTTGCAGTGTTTAACAACATATTAAGTACATGTCGTTTGCACTGAGCATGTGCCCAAAATAACGGCTCTGTTATATGTGAAGATTGTACAACAGATCTTTCAACATTTCCAACTAATTCTGATGAACTGATTGCTCCTTGACGTTGTTCTGTAATACCTGAAATAGTTCCAGCCAATTGTTCTATTTTATCCATCAATTGTATATACTCTGCAATCACATTCGACATTGTTAAATCTAATGCAGTAATTTGATTGAATTGTGCTGGCTTACCTCCTTCTCGTCCAGGAACGTTCCAAGATTCATCGTATGGATTTATAAAGTTAACACCTACACTAGAAAGATAATGCATCCATCTATCTGGCGTAATGTTCATAGATTTAGGTATCTGCGTAATATCCATATTTATAACCTTACCTTTATCACGAGCTATTGCTAATTCAAGTCTATACCATAATACAATATACATATACTGTAATGGTTTTAAAATACTAACAAGTGATCTTGGTTTACTGTTGGTATTACTATAGATACATCCACAATACGGTAATTTTTGACTATTTGGATTATCTATACTTACATGCTGGTATTCCAATGGTTGTATTCCAAAATATAAATCACTTCCAGCTCTATATCCTTCCCAAACTTCTATCACCCAATCTTGTTCTACAGACACTTCGTTTCCAACCTTCTTATATGTTTCGTCTACTATTTGTGTCTGAGGAGTTCCTGTTTCATCTAAAACAGTAACATAATATATTTTCTTAAAAGATTTCCAGCAACAATGCCATACATTAATACAATATCTGTTTTTTTGATCATAAACAGGATTATCATATATATGTAATTTTATCCCACTAAAATTATCAACAGGATCTTTTTCACCAACATCATTCATAGGCTTTCCTGTCATCATTTCATTCAATTTGTTTAAATCTTTTTCAGTAAGTTTATCGTAATATCTATCATAAACTTCTGTTACTGGAAGTCTCATTTTACGGCAACACCACGAACCATCTTCTATGAATTCAAGATCTGGACTTTTATCGTATGAAAAAAACAAAGGATTTACTCTTTCCATATAGGGTTCTCCATTTTGAACACCTACATAATATATTTCATTTCCAGATATTAAAGCGTCCTTCCAACCTTTTATGAATTCATTATCTATATTTAATTTTTCTCTTAAATACGTCAAAGTATGATATGCTGTATTTTCAACAATATCTTTATATGAACTATCCATATACTTAGCAATAGCTTCTGGAGGCATTATTTCCCCACTCTATAACTGCTGCTAAAATTTCTACTGTTCTTCAGGACCTAATTTAGAAGTTATTGCTGCCATCATATATTGTGATAACAATTCTTTTTCTTTTTCCATCAGATCTGAAGCAGCTTCCTAAGACGTTCTAACTACTCTAAAATTCATAGGTCTTTTAGTTTCTTCTCCTATCAATAAATCTATCTTAGGACGTATTATATTAAAATCTTGAGGAGTAGCCGGAAATCCATCATCAACTTTAAACGGGTTCGTTATTCGTTTAAAGTCTTTCTCATCAAAAATACTATTATATAGGTTATAATAGGTTTGTAGCTCTCCAAACTGTGTTTTATGCATTCCGCCAGATACTACATTACCTTCTCCAATAATGTAGTTTACACAACCGTGTTGCCAATCCTCATTCTTCTTTGATAGAGGTAATTTCTGTTGTGGGAATGTAGCATTATATAAATTATCTTCTACTCTTACCATTGTTAAAAACTAAATAGCGGTATGTCATCTTGTACACTGTTATCTTGAAACCACTATTGGCTAAATAACGGCATATCAAAAAGTTCAACCTATTTATTCTATTCTTGTGATTTACTAACCTTTATTTGATATAACTCTTCTCTATATATCATAACCATACATAATGCTATGACTCTATCCACGTTTTTAACACCGTCATTTTCTATGAGTTCTTCAATCAAAGGCTCACTGTATATTCTCTCTACATTAGGGTGTCCTGGTTCATATTCTTCAAGTAACCATTCTAATATTAAACCTTCTCCATAAGCTCTAATAGCTTTTGTCATATGACATCCTTTACGTCTTTGTACTTTACTGTCCTTAAAGACTTCTGATATAATCTTATCGGGCTAATCTGCGAGTAAGTAGTCACAGTGTTTATTTGTGAAGTAAGGATATATACCTTTACGTTCATTCTCAAATAATAATCTAGCATTATAAAACACTAGAAGTTTTCTTACATTCTCGTAATATTCTTCTGCTGTATCAGGTCTTCCTGAATATTCAGCTACTATTACATCTGTCCAAGCTTCTCCTGCTTTTACACGTTTAAATATAAATACCGATCCCAATGAATTCGTAAACGAATCATCGTGGTCGTATGGGTCACATCCTCCGATATATAATCCAAACGGTGGATCTTTTACAGGATATTCCCATATAACTATAGATCCATGTGGCTTATCTCCTTTCTTTAATGGGTATTCTGTAATATCTCCTGTTTTCTTTTCTGTTGCAGTTATCTATCCATTACCATCCCAATTAAGGTCTACTATATGTTTCATATTACGTAGTTTAGTATTTGTACGTAATCTAGTTAATTGATCTAATAATAGTTTTCTTGGGAATATATTCTTACCAATTTCAAGTACAGCTTCTCTTGGTTTAATAGGTCTTTCAGATATAAATCTATCTATGGATTGTTGTGATGCTCCTCCGTCTTTAATCTTATTGCGCTATTCTATTAGATTCTCGATAGCTTTGTCTCGTAGACTATTGCCATCTTTATCCATATATTGAGGATTGCCATCTGCGTCATATGATTCAAGATTACTCCAAGACGGAACAAAAAATCCACATTTAGTTTCTTCAGCATTATCATCCCATATATTTGGAAATGATAATACGTTGTATGCTTCAGGCTTATAGAACAATTCTTTTAGTCCTGCAAAACTCGCACCTTCTGTACCGCCGGTACCAAAAGCAACCTAAAGTCCAAATGCAAAACCATCATCGAGTTCTACAGAAGGCTATTCAATGCGCCATGCATCAAGAAGATTCGGAAATTTACCTCCTTCCTCCCATAACACAAGTTTTGCACGAGTACCACGAATACGTTCAGGATCATTCTTAAGAGTTATACCTGTTATAGATGACATGTAACCTTGTTCAGTTTGTTTACCAAATTCATCAGTTACTTTATAGCCAGCAACTCTTTCCATACGTGTTGATACTAAACGTTGTTTAGCCCATGCTGTATTTTTATCTATAAAGTCCATTATCTACCAAGCCTTTGTTAAAAGACCGTCTCCGATAAGGAACTTTTGTTCAGATGCTACTGCAAAGTTTTTAGATCCAGGTATCAATTCATAATTACGTACAAGCATTGATGCACCTTTAAAGGAGTATCCACGAGCACGACTTTTTAATACAGCCATATGTTTACCAGATGCTACAGCTTCTTCTATAGCATTAAAGTAATAATAATCATAGTCCCAAAAAGTTGGAAAATTCAAAACACGCTCTCTACGTATTCTATGATTTCCATCTCTATCAATATATTCTGTTTGATCTATTCGCATAATAGGGCTATAATTAAGATAGAAATAATGATATCCTGTTATATAATCACCATCAGGTGCAGTATATCCATGTAAACATCTCTCTGTTTCGCAATCCCAATAACTATTATAATCTGTAGTTCCCCTAGGAGCTAAAGTATAACATTTATGTTTTTTAAAAAACTCTGCAGCAGGACTGAACTTAATTGAATTATTAATATGTTTATTGAAATCTACCATAATTATTTAGGATTTTCATAAAGGCCTATAACACCTCCGCCTTTAACTCTTCCAGTTTCAGCTTGTTCAGCCTTTGCTTGTTTCATAGCGAGATCCAATGATTTTATAATACCACTAACATCTTTAAGTAATTTAGATACTTTAGTAGCACTATCTATGTCTAGGTCAGATCCGCTGTAATTATTCATTACATCCATTATCGCCTCAGCCGCATGTTTAGAAGATGTTAACAATCTTGTCATAGGAGTTTCTTGAAACTCATTAAACCTTTTTGCCAGTTCTTGTACATCTGCGTCTGGTACATAATGTTCATCATTAAAAACATCTTTAGCAACTCTCCAACTACGTTCTTTTTCAGGATAAGCTTCATAAGGAGTATTCCATTTATATCTCCAAATTATAAACTCTATTTTTTTAATAGCGTCTTCTTTATCCTTAGATTTATTATAAAAATCTTTAAATGGAGGTATGGCTAAATCTTCTGTTTTTAATTGTATTTTATTACCTTGTATATCAAACATTATATTACACTATTAAAGCACGTTATTATATAATTCATCAATTCTTCCTATTCTTTTTCATAACCTTCCTCTTTCTAAGGAATATTCATAGAATTGAATTTTGCCAAGAAATCTTTAAAATTATACATTTCAGGATGTCCAACCTATGAAAAGAAAATATGTGTGTCTTTTGCACACAATAGATTATAAAGATATTTTTTATAACAACTACTAGAATGTATTAAACTTTCTGGATTCTAAATATAATTATAACCAGCATAGTTTAATACATTTCTGTTTTTCGCATAATATAATAATTTAACAAAAGTGGAGCTATCTTCGATAAATCTGCGTTTACAATATTCAACATGATCAAATAATTCTTTTCTAACTAATTGTACATTTAAAAAATGTATAGTTCCAGAATTATCATTTATATAAAGACTATCGTATGCTTTACATGCTTTAGGTTTCCTTGTCTTTCTATGTTTACCTTCTATTGCAATGTATCCAGAAGACACTATATCAAACGTACCGTGTTCTGTTCCGTCAACCATAGTTTGTATATAATCCTTATTGTAATAATCGTCAGAATCAAGAAATGCAATATATTCTCCTGTCGCGTTTTTAATACCAGTATTTCTAGCACAACCCGCGCCAAGATTAACATCATGTTTTATATATACTATTCTATTATCTTTATATTTTTTTACAATCTTTTCCGTATTATCTGTTGAACAATCGTTCACGACAATGAGTTCTATATCATCATATGTCTAGTTTAGCACAGAACGAATTGCTCTACTTATTGTTTTTTGCGCGTTATATGCGCTCATTATTACTGATATTTTCATTATGACATCTGTTTTATTGTTCCATAATTTACCATAATTTTTACCTATTCGTGTGTATTCGCAGAATCGAATACATACAATTCTATATAACCCACGCTTTTATTTATCGTAGAACCACCATTTCCTATATACGATGCAACTCCTCTAGTATTATCACTTTTATCTTTAACTATAAGCGTTGCGTTATTTGTTTTGTTTAATTTTTCTAGATTTGTTGCAATCGTCTATATCGCAGTAGGCATAATACTCTTTGCTGAAGCATTATCATTAATCTATATATTTTTTAAAACTATGACTTTATTTGTTCTTGATAAGTTCTGAGAATAATGCGTAAGTCCACTTTCGTCAAGTATTTTCATTATCCAAATATTTGTGTAAACATTGTATCTATTTCTGTATTTGATAAAGTAGCTATACCCAATGATGATGTAGTAACATTTCTAATTTTATTGTCAATTGTTTCCGAAGAATATGTATAAGAAGAAACCCCTTGATTAAACTACGTAGGCGTTACATATGATCCAAGATCAATAGCAGTACCGCCAGTAATAGTATATTCTGTTTTATTTATTGTAACTTTATGCTTATGATCTGTTTTAGAACAACCGTCTATAGAGTTTCGTAAGGCCTATTTTACATGATACAAAAGGGCAACACTTGCTGCTTTATCAGTACTGGTAGCATCGTCTGTAGTTAGACTTGCAGAGCTATTTAATATATACGTAGCCGGTGAACCATCTACTCGTTGCACATATAAATTTTGGGCCTCAATTTTCTTAAGATAAGCTGTATGATCTATTTCAGCTTTGTATTCTCCAATTTTTTCCCAGGCATTATTTACATAGAGATATTCAATGTATATATTACCTTTATTTGACCCAGGAAATGTTTCAGCAGAAGGAGCCTATTGAATAAGATAGATCTTATTTGGGTCACCAATAGCAGGCAACGTATTATTTGCAGGTATTACAAACAAAGAAAGGTCTATTGTAATATCAGATGTATCTCCATCAGCCTTGAATATAGACTTACCGTTTATTTTTCTAAATGCAGTATTAGCTGTAGAAGGAATACGCCCATTTGCATCTAATACAATAGCACCATTTGGTTTATTGGCATTAGTTACTAATTTACTTTCTGTGTCTGAAATCCTTTTATTATGTTTCTCAATATCAGATTTAATCTAAGCTAAGTCAGGAACTATTGGATGTCCAGCATTATCTTCTACCTTTACCCAACCAGCACTAGATGTACGGTTATCGTAACTTTTCAACATGTACGTACCGTCACCCTTTACATACCATTTCTGTCCTGCAGCACTACTTTTATCATTATGAAGAAGCGCACTTGGATTAACAAGCTGCCAATCATACAGTTCGTACAAATCATCAACCGTATCTACAACACGATGTCCACCAATATGACGAGCATCTGCTATAGACCATCCATCAGATGTCATTTTGTTTGGCAACAATGGTGCGCCAAACGGTTTTCCGTAAAAATTAATATTCGTTGTCATATTAGCTTATTGTTATAGTTTGACCTGCTGTAAACTTACTAGTATCCTGCATTACATACAAGAAATATGTCTGAGAAGTTCCAGCTGAGTTTGTAATAGTTATTTCCTGTGGAGCCTGTGTTCCAAAAATATTATTCAAGTCGTACTTACCATCTCCAGATACCTCAAAGCTACTAATCTTATTAGAGCCTGTGCTATTTTTAAGATAAGCATACGCCCAATATTTGTCAGTATTGTTGAAGCCATTGACCGTAAGAGCAGTTGCTGTTGAACGCTGCTTGGTTAAAGCTTTAATCTCTGCTTCAGTAAGTCCTGTTTTCTTAGTAACATAACCATAATACTTATATGCGGTATTTATAACAGGCTCTGTTACTGTTACAGTATGAGTATGATTACCTCCAGTTATAGGGACTATGTTGTTATTTTTGAGCTCTATTCCACCACTTTTAGGAGCAGTAACTGTTACTGTAGCAATTTGAGCACCTGCCGGTACTTTAAAGTCAGGAGTAGAATACAATGAAGATGCTATACCAGATGCAGGAATAGTATTTCCCCATGTTCCGGCTGCAGTTTTTGGGTTCTGACGATCTGCGCTTGTAGTCCACTCCCAAGATCCAGACCATTTAATAGTATGTCCTGTCTCCAAATCAGTAGGCTTAGTTGTCTAAGTCTTTGTAGTACCAGAAGCATTTTTAATTGTCCATGTTTCGTTTGTTATCACTGGCTGCACAACATCTTTACTTGCACTAGAACGCATCGCATCAACATAGTCAAAGTATGATGATTTGAGTTTTTCAGTATAGTGTTTAAGGCCAGTTTCGTCTAAATATTTAGTCATTGTTTTATAACGTTATTATAAATCTCATCTATATCTTCATTTGTCATTGATTTCGGTTTGCTGATTTCAATCACATCAGTTTTTTTAACATATCTATTTTCAGCATAATCAAACTTAACGAAGTTCTAGAGATTTGTATTATTTAATTTGTCAATAAAATACCGAATACTGTTTGCATCTAAAATATCTCCTTCTTCAAAATTTGCATTGAGTGCACTATCGAATTCATCGAATATACATACATTCGGTATCCTTGGATATTTTATGTCGTTTATAAGTTTCGATCCGAGTAATTTTATTTTTTTCACTTTAATTAAAAACAATATTTTTGCTCATAAGATCAGCAAGCCACCTACGAAACTGTATTCCTTCGTAACCATCTACATCATTAGCAACAGCTATAGCGTATTTTATACACTCAACTTCATCATGAAGTATATCTGGATAAAAGTCAGCATAAGCCATGTTTGCAGTATATGTGATATCATATATATTAGAATTATTCCCAATATGTATATTATTATCATTTATATATTGCTGTATAAACTCTGTTGTAAATTTATGGTCAGAACCGTTACCATTTATCATATGCGACAAAGCAAAACTTAAAGATTTTTCATCAAAATGTTTACTATGCTAATCTATATAAGTTTTTAATTCATTATTATGAACTTTTAATTGTTCATCATTATTATCACTGTGGCGTATTGTTATTATCTTCATGACGATTTGTATTTAAGAATTTATTAAACATTTCCTTCATCTCATTTATTGAATTTTCAATATTAGCGAATCTAGAATCTACTTCTTGTTTTTCTTTAAATGCAGGATTTAATTCAGATAACAATTTATTAGATTTATCTAATATTTGTTTCTACTTATCCATAGAATTTATAATAGATTCTGCTGAATTTTTCATAGCCTCTATTTCTCGAACCAATCCTTCTTTGTCAGTTGATAATACAATATTACCAGCATAAGTAATTGACAATCCTCCAGGTATAGTATATGTAGCAGATTTCCCTCCATTTTCAACAGTAACATCTATAACCATTTGCGTATTAATCGGATTAACTGGTTTAGACATCACATCCATTCTTGGGAAACCTACTGACATTACTTTACCCTGAGAGAATGTCAATTCTTGTTTATCCAGTATATATACAGGATAATTTTGTTTTACGTCTTTAAATAACATAATATTATGGATTTATAAGGGCGGTTTCCCGCCCTTAATTAATTACGCAGCAGCGGTTGTTGCAGGTTTAAGAGCCTCAATCAACGTAGCATTCTGCTTTTGCTGACTAAGTTCTAAACGAGCATCATTATATCTCTACTGCAAATCAGATGTCCAGTGATTATTCAATGTATCAATTATACGCTGAGTATTATCCTGTCCTGCTCTGATTATATCACACTTATCTGTAGCCATCTGATAACCAATAGCTGAGAAACCACGCTCAATACCACTATTAGTAGTATTAAATGCACTCATTATTGAGTTAGTCTGACCACATGTAGCCAACTATTGTTCGTAACCCATTTTGATAATGTTTTGCTGAGTCTGGCAGCAGCAATTCTGCAAAGCAGAGGTAAGTCCAGCATCTCCGAGATTAATAGCATTAATGACTCTTTCTGCTGAAAAGCCTACCTAACCAGCTACCGACTGTACACTCGAACGAACATCACAAATTGCGCTATTCAAAGAATTGAAATCGCAATTCAAGTTACTTGCTAACTGACTAATAGCACAACTATTACCTTTAATGGCATCCATAATTAGATTGCTATTCTGATTGTCGGACATCTGATTTCTAAGAGAATCGAGCTGACAACTATTTGGATTATTGTCATTTCCCCAGAATCTATTAGCGAACATCATCCACACGAGGTATATAACATTGTATTACGAACATATCGTTTCCATATGTTCTCACTATGTTGCCATAGTGTTTAGACTATATCATACTTACATAATGTAAGCCTGTGCGCTTCGACTTCACTTGAAGCCTACTCTACTCACTTCTTCGGTTGTTACACCTATGTTTTCGATAGTCGTTGCTCCTTCCTAAATTAGGCTTGGATCAGGATTGTCCACGTGGGAGTTTCCCTGAGTTCACACAGTTTTAAATCCGCTTATTACGAGTAAAATAAAAACCTTTATATAATTTTTCACTACTAATAGCTCTTAATATATTACACGGTAATACATTTAAATGTTTAGCAGCAAATCCACTGCCTTCGTACTAATTTATTAAATTCCAATCTTTGTCGTATTGGTATATAATTCCTTTGTATACTGGAGATTTTATACCAGATTTCCCATACATGGGATTATTAATACCATCATTTCTTTTTCCAAGAACATCAATTCTATGTCTTTGATTTTCTAGATTTGTACACCATTCTAAATTACTTGCAGAATTATTGTCTTTATTTCCATCAATGTGATTGACTTGTAATTTATTAATAGAGTCGTCGTTATTACAAAAATACGCAGCGACTATCTGATGTACTAAAAAATGTCTAGTTCCAAATATTAACTTAATAGGAACTGTACAATATCCATTTGGTTGATGTTTTATTGGAACTTCTGTACCGTCTTTATATATTATTCCAGCATCACTAACTGTGTAGTGATTATTTGTAGCTTCTATTGTTTTTATCATACTGTTCACCTGGTTAACGGGTTGTTACACCAGTTATTCATACCACCATTCATCATAGCTGCCATTGCCATAGGATCATTATTACGCTGATTTGCCAATGTAGCAATAAGGGCATCATTATTATCATGCCCTGTACAATAAATTTTCTCAAGTGTATCCATAATTGTAAAATTTTAATTAAACAAATAATTAATTTGTTTTTGAACTATTGTTCGTAACTAGATTAGGTAACGAACCTACTAAGCTCCATATGAGATCTAGTTTATTTAAGTTTATTAATAAATATTTACAATCAATAATGTATTATTCAGCTTTATCATCTAATACAATACATTTTACATAAGTTAATTCTGTTATGTCTTCTATAACATGTCTTGATAAAAGTCCTGCTTTAGTTGTAGATTTCCAATCTCCACCAACTGAAAAATTATACCGCATATTATAATAAGGTATTTCAAACCAAGAATAGGTATATTTATTTGAATCACCAGCTTCAATAAATTCAGCATACGCTTCTTTATTTAACTTCATTGTTTTTCCCCAACCAGAAAGTGAAGAATTAAATTTATCAATAAGATTTATGTCATTTGTATCAAAATTATTTATATCTGAACTTGTTTGATTTACTCCATATAAACTTGTATAATTATCTATATACAACCAACCATCACCATGCCAAAATCCATTAAAACCTCTATAATGAGGAACTTTTATTTCATATTCAACAGCAGTAACATTAGCCGAAATTGGTGATACTATATTTATTTTTATATTACAAGTATCTTGAATATTACTAATTGTTATCTTTTTTCTGTTTCCATTAATACCCCAATCTATTTTATATTCTCCATCTGAGCCAATAACATTATTACTTTTTTCACCATTAAGAGTAATTACTTGATTGTCAGTTAATCCAGTTATTCTATAAGTATAATCTCCACCTACTACGTAATCACTACAATCAATATAAGCGTTTGCCGCATTAACTTTTGTAATAGTTATAGTAGAACCATCTTTTGTAGCTTCTACATCATTAAGATTCCAATCTTCCCAACTACTTGCATAATTTTGATGATTTATATAATAACCTTGAGGTTTAGTTTTAATTCCAATACCATTACCTAATTCAAGAGTAAAATCATTTGGAACAATAGGAGCACCACCATAAATAGTATCAGCCATATTTATAGCGCTTATGTTGTTTCTTAATCCTCCCCATTTACAACCATTACTATCAGTAGTTGTCATATATTGTGCCTTAATATCGAAATTAGCATATTCAATAATATAACACCAACATATGGCTGTCCATATTTGATAATACAAAAGTCGAGATTTAGGTATAACTTTTAATGATTCACGTAAATCAGAAATTGCAATACCTCTAATTGGTTTACCTAAATTAGTTCTAAAATTATTTGTACCTAAAAATTCATCTCTTTTTCCACTTGTATCGACTTGAGGTAGAAAACGTTCTATAGCATTAGTAGGTTCAACACCTGGTAAAATACCTCTAAGTTTAGGATTATAATTAATAACATTAAGCGCAGTACTTTGTTTAAGTGTATTAATCCAACCCCATCGTTTATCATTAAATACTTTATTTAAATAACAACATCTACCAATACCAATAATATGAGGTTTAACTTCTCTTGCATAAGGAACACATTTCTTTTCAGACATCCATACTTCATCATTTGTTCCATTATTATCTATAGACCAAAGATAAAATTTAGGAGTATATACACCTATCTCTCCATCATAACCATTAATAGAACAACCAAGTTCAAGCGAAGTTATTTTACTATCGTTAGATAAAGTTCCAGATATTAATTCAAGTTTAATAGTGTCTGTAGAAAAATCTATAAAATTAACTCTACATACAATAGTATCATTTATTTTAATATAAGCATACTTATATTTAAACGTTGTAACAAGTAATTTTAGTTCAGGATTACTATTTTGAATAGTTGTATTAATAGTAATTGCTGCATCATAATATTTACTTGGAGAATAATCACTTGGTTGAGAATCAGTAGGTCTTTTTGATAAACTTAAACCCAAATCCCCAAATACATATCCAGTTGTATCTTTTCTAAATCTACTGTCATTAGGGTGACACCAATATTGAATGTTTTCTCCTTGATGAATACAGCAAGCAAATTTAGACTAAATAGGAAGAGTTTTATGAAGTTCAATATTACCTATTCTTTCTAATGGAGATAAAGGATTAGTAGATACCTTATTACTAAATCTAACGCCATAAGCATATTGTTCAGGGTCAATTATATTTTGCCAAACAATTTTATTATCTTTATCAGTTATTTTAGTAACATTACCTTCCTTTATTCGTATATTAGTTATTTTACTAAAATCCATAATCGTTTGTTTTTAAGTTGCAGGAGTTGTAGTACTACTAAGTACTCTTATTTTTTTAGTTACCGTAGAACCATCTTCAAGAGTAAATATAAGGTTTTCCTCAGTACCAATGTCAGCTAATCCTCCATCAGTTACATAAGCTTTTGTTGGAGACTGATTACTCTCAATACATAAATATCTATTAGTACTATATGGTTTTATAACGTTTGTAGAAATACCCTAACCAATACGAACATCTCGTCTAAAAATATTAGTGTCATCGAATACATTTCTACTATTAAGTTTTGCATACTAACTCAAATCAGGTTCAGCTTTAAACTCTCCAATCTTTTCAAACTTATATGTATCATCAGTCGTCATTATCTTAACCCACTCTATATATTTATTATCGTCTTCACTTGAGAACGTATCTTTGATACAATAGATCTTTCCAAGCTGAGCATTGTTGATATCAGGTAATTCAGTTACTACTTCAAACAATCCTGTAAACTTAGAATTAAGTGTTGAAATGTCATTAGTAATCTTTGCCATCTGTTCATTTATAGACGCTATAGATGTTTTAAGTTTATCTATATCTTCACTATTTGTACCATTAGCGAGTTTTACTACATCTTTAGCAAGAAGTATATCAGATGAGCCAAAGTTAGTATCTTTCTTATCTATAGGAGTTGCTATATTCAGATTGGTCATCTACTTAGTAGCATCTGAAAAATATTTAGCTCCTGTTATTTTCTTTCTTAACATGTTAATTTGTTTTTAATTTTAAAATATACGTATATAAATAAAGGGTGACCTTATGCAGGACACCCTTCCTCGGCATTATGCCGGTTTATCAGTTTCTTTAATTTCTTCATCTGAAGAACCAAATCCATTCGCACCTCTTTCAGTATCAGAAAGAGTTTCTGACTCTTCAAGCTCTATCTTTGGATATGGCATTATGATCAGCTGCGCTATCTTATCTCCTGGAGCATATACTGCCGGAACACTATCGCCGGAAGTATTTTTAAATTTGAGAATGAGCTCTCCACGATAATTTGAATCTATAACAGCTACACAATTTGTAAGATTTAAAGATTTCTTTGAAATACTAGATCTAGGGAATATATATCCCACATGACCTTCTGGTATTTCAATAGCCAATCCTGTATGATATACTATTACAAACTGTCCACATTCATTTATCTCGCTTGCTACACTCACTGCAATTAAATCCATACCTGCATCACCATTGTGTGCATATGAAGGAGTTACTGCTTTATCTGATAACTTCTTAAACTTTACTTTCATTACTTTATATTTATAAAATCAATAAACAAATAACCGTCTTTATCATCATGCTCCTTGATAAGCGTTTTATTCTTCAGTTTGGCATATAATATAGGACATAAGTCGTCAAGTATAGCTAACCACTTTTTATCACTCTTGAATAAAGATGTTGTACTAGAATATCTATCAACAAGAATAGGTACATCTTTATTTTTAAAATTATATAAAACCTTCCAATCGTATTTTCTATTTCCACCAAAAAATTTTATATTTGGAAATTGTGTTTCAAAATTATGACACTCATCCATAAAATAACGTTCTTTGATTGAAGCCAACGGATCTTTCTTCGCAAAAGAATCTTCTTCACATATAAGTCTTACATAACAATCCTTTTTATTATCTAAAAAATCAAACATGTCATATAACACTGTAAATCCGCCTATATAAGCTATTCTACCATGACGAATCTCAATTTTAAAATCATCATCATACCATAACCGTACATCAAATACTCTAGCACCAAGTCTATATTGTTCTTCATAATTTACTGCTTGACATTTAGCTGTAAATTTAATTAACTTCTGCCACCACTTTTTAGGTGTTAAATAAGTTAATGAATTGTGTGTTCCTATATTCATATGTTTTAAATTTATGGACAATGTATCGGATTCGAACCGACACCTCGCTACGTTTATATAGCGTGAACTACCATTATTCTAGCATTGTCTTTTGAACTAAAATGTATAACCTAGTCCCCCCACTAGGATTCGAACCCAGACAGACGAGGGGTTCATAGCTCGACTATTGCATCCAACCCTAAGGTCAGCCTTCTCGTTTAGTCAGTCACGCTGCTTTTCGCTTGCGCCTCGTCAACAATGTTTTCCGAGTCAATTAGAGAAGGTTCTAATAGTAGATTATTTATTATCCTACTACCATCCAATACTTTCCAATAACTATTCAACCAAAAATTATCTTTATTGTACATAATAGTTCTGGTGCATGTTTTAATTCGTTTTGTTTTAACTTCTCCAGATTCTATTAAATCCTTAGCTGTTTCTACAAGCGAACCGTATCTTTTAAGTTCATTCCAATCTTTATCATATCGTATTACATATTTTTGATTAGAACGCTTTTGACCAGATTCGTTTACTATTTTTGTAACTATACATCTACGAATTCCTAAAATTGAAGATACCTGTTTTATATTTTTAACTTCTTTATATTTATTTTCAACAATTGTACGTAATTCATCTGAAATATCATATTTTGATTCATTAAGTTGTTGATTTCTACTTCCATATGTAGAAGTTTGACTGTGACAATTTGGACATAAAAATCTTAAATTTTCTAATCTATTGTCATTGTTAATTCCGTTGATATGATCAAGCTCTAAACTTAATGTTTTTCCTTGCCATTCTGTACAACCACATATTGCACATTTATACGGAATTAAATTGTTTTTTATTATATATCTTCTTAATACAGTACGTTGATGTTTACAATTTTCTCTAAGTATGTCTTTCTCACTTATTTTATCAGTTTTCTTGTTTGACAAATAAGACTTTCCTTTAAATATAGAATAGTCTAAATTGAGGTCGGTCATTCTACGTTTAATTTGCGAATAACCCCAAGAATTACCTTTAGTTGTATAACCGAGTTTAAACAATACTTCAGATATTGTTGAACTTTTCTTGAGTAGCTCGACAAACTGTTCGTCCGAGAGCTTATATATTTTATTTTCCATTATTATATATTCAATTAGTTATTGGATAAAAGAGCCCTCCGCGCTACCGTTACGCCATAGGGGAATATTATACATAGAGAGTATCTCAGACGCCGTACTCTTTTATCCGTCTCGAACTATGTATAACAATGGGATAACTAATATTTATTATTAAATTTTAATCTACATTGTGTAGGGAACCTTATGTTGGAATCGAACCAACCTATTAGCTTTATATCGCCTGACTCCACCAGTTGTCTTATAAGGTTACATTCATCTAAAAAAATAAACTCAATTTAAAGTATGGTTAAATTAACTTTGTAGGTGCTGGTGGATTCGAACCACCGACCGGTTGTGTATAATTATAGATATACTGAACAGTCTACTAAACCAGCATGTATTTCCCTATGACAATTAGAGCATACTAGGATACATTTATCTACTTCTGGTTTAAGGGAGTCAAATGATTTAGTACCTCCACTAATAGTACAATCTTTTTCTTGTGGATTTAAGTGATGAAATTCAAGTGTCTTTACACATCTACTATATCCACATATTTGACATTTGCCACCCTTGTATTCAACAAGTAACTGTTTTATAGTTCTTCTATATTTTGAAGTATCTCTTATAGGTTTTATCTGTCTTTTAGGTCTTTCCTTAAAGACTATAAATTTCTTCAATGTTCCATAAGCTATATGAAGAGTTTTAGCTACAGTCTTTATATTACCTACCTCATCATATAACCTTTGAGCTTCTATTTTCTTATCTTCACTTATCATAGTGCTGGCAGGGGGATTTGAACCCACATGTAACCGAATTACCCTTTCTACTGTGTATAAGACAGGGGGAATATGCCAGCACGTACTAAATTATAAACAACTGCTCTAACCACTGAGCTAAACACCTTTATACAGTGTTTAAGGTACACTGTAAAACCTAGTTTTAGTAACCAATTAATTCTTCTTAGTCATCCAATTCCAGAAGCGCTTAAATACATTAGGCTTCTTCTTTGGTTCCTTCTTTTCAGCACACTTATTAAGAGTGTTGATAATCATTTCACTAAACTTATCTGCTGTCGTTTCTATATAATCCTTAAGGTCGTATGCGTTAAGAATTATTACAGCATCAAGCTCGTCTCTAGTAATTGCAACATTTGCATCAATCTTTGCATAAGCAATTGCTACAATCATATCGAGAGTGTCTTCACACTTAGTTATATCTACAATGTAACTAGGTTTAAATTTCTTCATAATAATAATATTTAGTATAAAAGTAAATTAAAATCTTGAACGTATGTTAACGCATTCGCAATCATCACAACACATATTTGCCATCTTTTCGTTTTTTGCCTGAATTGCAGCTTCTTCAGCAAACATACTTGCAATATTAGCTTTCCACTCCTTGTTTTTTACAACTATTATAGGATTCTTTATACAATCATCTTTATAGAAAGAAACTATAATGTCTCCCTTGTTTGCATTAAGAACGTGTGTCTTAGTTCCTACTTTATAACGAACCTCTATATCCTCAGGAGCAACAAATAAGTAATTTATGTTTGAAGGAATGTTATCCAATGATTTTACATCATTTTTGTTAAAATCAACAATAACAGGTTTTCCAAATGATCTATACTGATCATATATAAAATTTAATGTCTTCATCTGTACTTTTATTTTTTATTTTTCTTAAATCTTGGTTTTAGTTTGAATTTAAATAATTCATTGAATAGTACATCTTTAGTACTATCACTTTTCATAATATCTACTGTATAATTAAATGGATGTTTACATACGATAGATACTATTTCTTTATCTATATTCAATTCTTTTGAAAGTTCCTTAATTATATCTTCTATATTAATCATCGATTTATTGCTACAACATCGTATGTCTTGATCATCTTGCTATCTTTAAGCAAATCGAAAGGCTTAGCTGCCATTGTTCTATATACAACCACATCACCTATATTAAAGTGAGGCATATATCGTCTGTCGCTTGCCTTTTCTGATTCAAGTTGTAATGCATAACTGATAGGAAGCTTAATAATAATTCCCTTACTAAAATCAGATTCTACTTCTTTTACCTCAGTCTTAGGTTCGCCTTCTACTGCTTCTACACCATCAGCATCCTTGACCGGTTTTGTATTAGGAAGTTCTGTTACTTCCTTCTTTACCATGATCTTGTCCAGCGGTTTTACAAGAATGAAATCAGTAAAATCATATGGAATCTTTTCTGAAACACTCTGTGCTAACTGCGACTGATCTATCATATTCTCGTTGTCGTTCATTTTCTAAGTCCTTTAAGGTGAGTTAATACTTTAATAAGGTTTGAAAGAACTGTTGTCTTCTCAACCTTAAGACATTCTGGCTGACCTTTCATGTCTTTATTGATGTTACGTAAATCAGCATTATACTTAATCAACATATCATCAATCTCATCGAACACGTTAACGAATGATGAATTAGTTTTGGTTGCAAACGGATCTTCGAGTATTCCGTTTTTTATCAACTCCTTTGCGTATTCAGGAGAAATTGAAAATACAGAAGTGACAGAAGATTTAATCTTATTGTCCTTGTTTTTAAAAGACTCATTATGCTCGTATACATATGAATCTGCATTCTCATTTAACTCAAACTTATCGCCGGTCTCTAGAAACATAAACGGCTCAATTACATTTAATACTTTACTCATTTTAAATAAATTTTAAGTTTATGTTACCGTAACGTATGTAATTAAAATTCGGTTGCATCGATAAAAATATTTTATAAATTGCAACTTTTTTCTCAATATTACGTTAAGGGGATATAAGGGGTTTATATATAACATATACTCTATATAATAATATTAATATATAATATATATAATATATAATAATATATGAATGAAATAGAATTAAATGCAATATTATACTATGCTGATTTATTATCATTAAAAGATATATCTATACCTGTAACTGATAATTGTAAATGGTATTTTATACATAATCATCCTATAAATAGTGCATATATAGTAAATCTATCTCCTATATACGATTCAAATAATAAATATTTTCTACAAGCAATAGAAGATTATTATAGACTTAAAGATAAGTTCTTAGAAGAAGGAGTTAATGATATAGTAGGACATATATGTAACTTAGATGTAATGGGATGTATAAATGCAGAACAAATGCTTAAATGCATACATCAGTATAGTTCTAGAAGAGAAAGAGCCTAGCGCTTTGGTGCTTATTATAACTGGAAAAATAACCAAACTTACACTCATAAAACAATCAATGATAATGGAGACATAGTAGAAGAAAAGTGTTCAAAATACGTTGCGCACTATGAAAGAAGTATTGAAAGACACAAGGTTTATTAAAGCTTTAAACTGGCTTAAAAAAGAACAAAAGTATAGATTAAATAACGGATATTATTCTAAAGAAGATGGGAAAGATTAATAAATACGCAAATATATATAATAAAGACGGCAATATAATTCGTAAGTTGAATAACGAAGGTATGTTAGAGGATTACACAATGGAAGAGTTAGAAAAACTCGTAGATGAGCTTGGTAATGATAAAGATGAAAACAATAACATACGTGATAAAATTGCATTTAATAATGCATCAAAAATGTTATTTCAATATTATCAGAAATATGGAAATCCGCATGAAAAGGAATTAATAGAAACTCTGAAAAAATCTCGTCCTATAGAAGAACAGAAAGAACAAGCATTAAAAACTGTAATGGATGAATATGTCGATTATGAAGAAGTTAAATAATGATTGTAGTACATGTTTGTATAATTTAGGACACGATTGTATAAAATGTATGTGGAAGTTAAAGTTTCCATGTAATAGATACGAAAATAAATATGAAGAAACAAAACACACGAGTATACTCATATGATTGTAGTGTATATCCTACTAAGTTAGATATAATGTTTGATATAAATTCTATTGATTATATGAATGATAACTATGCGTGGACAAACGATCCAGAATGCAAATTTATATCGGACGATGATGATCAATACGGATCTACATATGATCTTTTATACAATAAGAAAACAAACTACAAGACAATACTTGTTGTATTTGATGGTATACCATCATCGCCACAAATGGCACATGAAGCATTTCATGTTATGAATGGTATATTTAAAAGTGTAGATTTAGAGTTTAATTATAGTAAAACCACAGGTAATGAACATTTAGCTTATATAATAGAATGGGCTGTAAAATGTATGTGTGATGCTATAGAAAAAGAAAAGAAACATAGAAAAAAGAAATAATATGAAATTAATTAATCAATCGTACGAAATTTGTAAAACACATGGTTATACATTACAAGATGTATATAAAGATATAGAACGAGCAGCCAGAGTATCATATAAATCTGAAGATAAAATAACAGAAGACAGTGCAGAAAAGATGGTACAACGTCTTATAAATATGAAACATTATAGTCCATTAGAGTTTGGTACAATATATCTTAAAACAAGCGATTATTATATCATAAATAAATACATATTCAATCCGTATTCTAAAGTAGAAATGTCGGCAGGAGTGGGATATATAACTACAAACTATAGAGTTATTATTGAGAAGAACCGTATAGATGACCTACAATACATGTGTGAGCCAACTGAACATCATCAAAAACGTACTACAGTAAAATTCATAACAAATAGAGCTGTATCTCATGAACTGGTACGTCATAGATCTATGTCATTTATGCAGGAATCTCAACGTTATGTAGCATACGATAAGGGTAAATTTGGAAGTGAAATAACCTTTATTAAACAAGTGTGGGAGCAATCTGAAGATGAAAAGACACTAATGGAACATACACTATCTCAAATAGAAGATACATACATGAAATTAAGGTCATTGGGTTTTAAACCACAACAGGCTCGTACGGTACTCCCAAATGCAACTAAAACAGAGTTATACATGTGTGGATTTGATAAAGATTGGGAACACTTCTTTGACTTAAGGGATAAAACACATGTAGACCCACAGATGTATAATTTGGCACATCCATTACATGAAGAATTTAATAAAACAAAACATGAAAAAATATCTGAGCAAGAAAGAGAGACAGAGAATGGTTGATCTACTAGATGACCTTAAAAGTCGAGGAGAAGATAGTATAGCAAGTATAGTACAATTAGCTATAACTATGAGCGATAAAGGAGAATATGATAAATTTCAAGAAGTATTTAGTAACGAATAATAAGATCCGGGTTAGCTTAGCTAGCTCGGATTTTTTTTTGTTTTTTTTGTTATATAAATACAGAGATCGGAAATAGTCACTATAGCATTCCCCTCCTCTTAGCGGAATTGGAACTACCCCCGGGGTGT